GCTGCCGCCTCTGGCGTTTCGGGGGTTTCCGCCTTTTCGACTTCGGCGCGGGCGTTCTGCCTCTTTTCCGCCATAAGTTCATTGATTTTGTCAAAGGACACAACCACATCGCCGGACTCAGGTATGGCAGGCCCGGTCTGTTCCTGCCGGGGCTCAGACGCTGCGGCCTGTTCGGGTGTGGTGATAGGCCCGGCGGCCTCCGGGGAAGTATTCTCCGCAGGGCCTGTGTTCAGTTTTTCATCGGCCATTTACGATCCTCCTTTTCGTTAAAGTTGCACAAATTTGAACGCTAAAATTTTGTAGTTATTTTTGTGCCTCCTTTCCGTCTATCCACGCAAAAAAGCCGCCCGTTTTTCATGCCGGACGGCTTTTTGCGTAATGTGATAGATCAAATATTATTTTTTCTGATTTGTAGGCTCCGAAAAGCCTTGTATTTACAGTGTTCCTAATAGGAAGTAATCATATGCTTTGTAATCGATATGGACAATGGTATCCGTTTTCTTTATCGGGACAATCGTACCTTTGCCATCTTTAACTCCATAGAAAGCCGAAACGGATAGAAAATCGTCAAGGACCTTTTCATCAACATGCAATGCCTTGGCAATCACCGGCAGCTGCTTGCGAAGCAGGACAGGGGCGTTCAGCTTGATGGAAAACATACGGCAACTCCTTTCGCGTGTATCATTTTGTAGCTTTGTGTATCATTCTGTAACTATTATACAGGGAGAAAAATAGAATTGCAATAAGTAAAACAACAAAAAAATACAAAAAAGTACACGAGGATACAAAAACGAATGAGGCAGAAAGGAGTTCGCCTTGTTTCCGTTCTGGACGAAGCAGTTTGGGATAGGCGACGCGCCAGGAAATTTAGATTCTGCCGCTCGGTAGGCTGCTAACGGGCTGCAGAAAGGAAGGCGGCAAGCCCGGTGACTGAAAATTTTCGTGTTCGTCGCTTGGCAGTTGCACATTCGTGCGAATTGGATACAATGGAGAATATAAGCTGATGTAGTGTATGAGCCGCAGAGATTCGTTCTCTGCGGCTTGATTTTTCTCGAAAAGAGGTACAAAAGATGTGGAATCGGAAGAAAGCTCAGAAGGCGGCTTCGCTCGTCATGGCGGTCATGATGACGCTGACCCTGGTGCTTAGTACGGTGGTGCCGGTCGTTTTGCAGACGGCAGCAGTTTTCTAAAATCTCATGGTTTGTTCTAGCCCCGCGTGGATGAAATGTCTGCGCGGGGCTTTTTTGTTTTTGCGGAGGAAATCATCATGGCGGAAAAGAAGCGGCAATACTCACGAACGCTCGCACAGAAACGGTGCTTGGAAGCGATTGAGCGGGCAATTCTCATCAATAAGAGCGAGGCGGAAAGACCTTTCGTGTTTCAGGTACAGGAATTGGTCGTGTTCGGGCCTCTGGTCGATACCGATGCGCCCACAGTCCACGGAGTAGATATCCTTGCGACTACGGCGCGGCATCACAGATACCGGAATCGGGACGAGGCATTTCACAGCGACAGTGAGGATTTTATCAATAAGTACGCTCCGTTCAGTATCTGTTCGTGGCGGTTCCGGGAAGAGTTCCCGGAAAAGGATATGCTGAACTACCTCAAAGGCCGGCACATGGGTATCGTGACGATGTACGGGAAGCAGGATAGGACTTTGCTCGATGATGGCAGATTCTTTACCATTATCCGAGACGGCAGGGTTCAGGCTGACCAGCTGGATGCTTTGAAGGAACTGTTCCGAGGTAAAGCATGAGCGCCGTTACGTTGATGCAGGGAGACTGCTGCGAGAAGCTGAACGGAATTCCGGCACATTCCGTGAACCTCGTCTTAGCGGACCCGCCCTACGGTATTACACATCAGGCTTGGGATACGGTATTGCCGTTTGAAGATTTTCTTGAAAAGAACGGCAAACGCCTAAGCCTGACTGAGTTTCTTCTTTCCTGCTACAAGACGGGGATTTCCTATTCTGAAGCAATGTCCGAATGGACCCAAAACAAACAGCAGGGGATTTGGAAGCGGCTGGATAGAATCCTGACCGAGAACGGCGCAGTGATTCTTTTCTCGGCGGGGGCATACACCAAGACCTTGATGGACAGTAAAGTCATACCGTGGCGATATAACCTCATCTGGCAGAAGACATCTCCGGTAGGGTTCCTCAACGCGAACCGGATGCCGCTGCGAGCACATGAAGACATTCTGGTGTTTTACAGGAAATTGCCGACCTATAACCCGCAGAAGACCTCGGGGCATCCAAGGAAAGTCTCAACGGCGGAGCACAAGCGGAACTCAAAGATGACTGAGGATTACGGGAAATACAAGGCAAAAAGCTACGACAGCACCGAGAGATTTCCCACGAGCGTTTTGACATTTGCCACTGATAAGCAGAAATGCGCAGCGCACGGCACGCAGAAACCCGTAGCGTTATGTGAGTGGCTCATCAGAAGTTACACGAATGAGGGCGATACGGTCCTTGATTTTTGTATGGGAAGCGGCTCGACCGGCGTGGCGGCAATGAATACGAATAGAAACTTTATCGGCATCGAAAAGGATGCCGATTTTTTTGTTGTTGCGAAAGAGCGAATCGCTGATGCGGCGCAAAGCCGTTGAAGATAACGCTATTTGTTTTCGCACAGCGACCAACAAAAAGCATCTTAAACACACGCGTGCGTTCAATAAATGAGCGCGTGTGTTTTTTGTGCATTCCGCGCTTTTAACGCTCATTTTTTGTAAATAAGTATCCGATGCGGAGCGATTCTGCATCGGTTCTTTATAGGACCAAAAATGAATAAGAACAAAGTATACACGCATGTTTCGCTATTTTCCGGTTCAGGTGGACTTGATATCGGCTTGGAGCAGGCTGGGTTTCATACGGTATGGGCGAACGACTTCAATCATGATGCCTGCGAGACCCATAGGCTGTGGAGTAATGCCACTGTCGTAGAAGGTGATATCGGGAAAGTAGACTACGATACCATCCCGGATTGTGATATTGCTTCCTTTGGCTTCCCGTGCCAGGGTTTCAGCCTGTCGGGACCGAGAAAAATCGATGATAGCCGGAATGTACTCTACCGGCATTGCGTCAAGTTGGTCGAGAAGAAGCAACCAAAGCTGTTTCTTGCTGAGAATGTCAAAGGCTTGCTGACGCTGGGTGGCGGGAAAATCAAGGACGCTATCATCGCAGATTTTGAGAGCAAGGGATATGTGGTGTCCATCAACCTTGTCAATGCTGCAGACTATCATGTTCCGGAAGATAGACAGCGAATCATTATTGTAGGCATCCGGAAAGACCTTGCTGAGAAGTATGGCGTAGAGTTCAAGGTTCCTGCACCGTTTCCTGACCGTATCAGTATCAGACAGGCATTAGAGGGATTAGCACCGGCGGCAGAGGATGAAATCTGCAAAGAAGCCTACTCCTCGCGCTACATGTCCCGGAACCGGAAACGCGGATGGGACAGCGTATCGTTCACGATTCCCGCGATGGCTAAGCAAGTGCCTCTCTGGCCTGGGTCGCCTGATATGGTGAAGGTCGGCAAAGACCATTGGCAGTTCGGAGAGAAAGGTAGTACCAGACGGCTGTCTTATAGAGAAGCAGCCGCTATCCAGACATTCCCGAAAGATATAGTCTTTTGCGGGAATCTGACGAGTAAGTATAAGCAAATCGGGAATGCAGTGCCTTGCGAACTTGCAAGAGTCGTGGGCACGGAACTGTACCGTATCCTGAATAAAATTGAAGAGCAAGAAAGTCATTGTCCGGCATGAGTGATTCGTGCCGGATTTTTTATTGGAGTCATCATGCCAGAGACAAGAAAATATACCGTTGCTGACCTGTTCGCGGGTGTAGGTGGATTGAGTTACGGGTTTTCAAGGAACGACCGCTTTGAAATCATCTTGGCAAACGAGATGCAAAAGGATATTGCGAAAGCATATACCCTCAACCATCCTGCGGTAAATATGCTGCAGGGTGACATCAAAGACCTGTCCGAAGACATCCTCCATCAAGCGATAGGAAACCGTACAGTTGATGTCGTGGTCGGTGGCCCGCCGTGTCAGTCGTACTCTACGCTCGGTAAACGCCAAATGGATGCGCGGGCAAATCTTTTCATGGAATACAAGCGCGTTCTCCGCATCCTACATCCGAGAGCCTTTCTGTTCGAGAATGTCAAAGGTATTCTGAGCATGGATAAAGGAGCCCTGTTTGAGCATGTCCGCAAGGAATTCGAGGATATTGGGTACAGCCTCCAATACAAAATCCTCAATGCCGTAGACTACGGTGTACCGCAGCTGCGAGAACGGGTCATTCTAGTTGGGTTCTTAGGCGAGAATGCCTTTCAGTACCCGGAACCTACACACGGAGAAGGACTACTGCCGTATGTGACGCTGCATGATGCGCTCAAAGACCTGCCTGCGCTCTCGTGCGGGGAGAAAAGCACCGTGTATGCCGCCCCTCCCGACAATACATTCCTTCAATGGGTCCGGCAGGGTGGTTCCGATGCGCTTACGGAGCATAAAGCCCCGAACAACAGCGCCCATCTTCGCAGAATCATGGCGGCGCTCAAAGATGGGCAAGGCAAGGATGATTTGCCGGAAGAACTCAGACCTAAGAGCGGGTTCAAGAACACCTACGCGAAACTCTGGTGGGAGAAACCCGCCACTACCATCACTCGGAACTTTGCCTGTCCGTCCTCATCAAGATGCATCCATCCGAGAGATTCGAGGGCACTCACGATACGCGAAGGAGCACGGTTGCAGAGTTTCCCTGATAGCTACCAGTTCTACGGCTCCGATTGCCTGAAACGCTTAGAAATCGGCAACGCCGTCCCGCCGTTGCTTTCGGTGGCGTTGGCTGAACAGATGCTGAAAGCACTCGATGCAGAAAAATAACATACCTACAGATTCTCGGCACTAAATAGCCGGGAGCGAGGACTAATACATGAATAATAAAAACGCCGAGTGGCAACGCGAATACTACTTGACACATGACAAGTACCGGATGCAGGGGCAAGGGACAGATTGCTATAAGGTCATCAAGAGCCTTACTCGTATCCTGCAGCTGCCTACCATTGCGAAACTTACGACCGACAATGAATCGGTCATCGGTGATTTCCGACTGAACAGCGGCGAGTATGGGCTTGAGCCTTACGATGAGTACGCTATCAAGGTAGATGATACCTACGGCGCATCATTCTATATCCTTGTCCATAGAAGGGCTGATACGACTTTCCTGTGCCCGATTCTCGTAGGCTTTGATGGCGAGAACACTTGCGCCATGGTCATGCCTACCGATAACTGGCGGATGCGGGAAATGACGGCATTTGTCGAGCTGAGAAGGGCTGAGAAGGAATTCGGCGTGGACGGGCTGATGATGGCAGTGAACACCCGGAATGGGGTATACGGCTACCTTTCCGTTCTGAACGAGTCTGGCAACTTGTTGGAACGGTGGCTGCGAACCGAGCGCGATTCCCTACATATACGGAACTCTGTGACGGCTCCGAGCTCAGCGGCGCTGATACTGCAAATCTGGCTGCATACGATATGTCTCTGGAAGCGGCGGTGTCTGAGTCGGAAGGTTGAGCAGCGCATCGTACACGCGAACGGGAAGCAGAAATCAGTCAGGGATGTCAGAGAGTGCCTGAACACCTCCAAGCAGACTATCGTGGACCTCAAAAAGGGCATTGTGGTCTATGTGAATGATGGTGGAGGGAAGCGGGCGTTTGCCGGGTTCTGTGTGCTCCAATCTGAGCGCTGCGGGCATTTCCGGCATCTGCAAAGCGGCAAGGTCGTCTATGTCCGACCAACGACCGTTCACTACAAGAAACTGAACCCCAACAAGGCTATCAGTCAGACTGCCAAGCCGGTAATCTATCGGAACACAGAGGATTTCCTGCGCGAGAAATCTTATCTCGAAAACGATGTGCTCATGATGCTCAAATGCAACGGTATCGAGTATCAGCGGGAGAAGATGTTCACATGGCTGGGAAGGAAGCGTCTGGATTTCTTCCTGCCGGGCAAGAACATTGCTATTGAGTGTCAGGGTGTGCAGCACTTTTACCCCTATGGCAGCGATGACAAGGATTTTGAGGCACGAAAGCAGCGGGATACGGACAAGTACAACGAATGTACCGGCAATGGCGTGCAGGTTCTTTATTACATGAGCGAGTTGATTCCGGTGCCTGACGAGATGGCAAGGAAATACCGGTATGTAACCAGTATCGATGAGTTGCTGGCGATTCTTAACGATAAATGAATTGACAAGACTGGTCAGCCTGATTGGTGGTATATGGAGGAGTATATGAGGAAAGTGGAAGAGCAAGTCAAACGCTCAACTCGGCAATTAGATAACAAATAATATAAAGTGGATTTAATCACCCACTCATTCAATAAAATGGCGAATTATCGATGTAGTCGTAAGAAGGGAAACATGATGAAATTAGATACACTACTAGAGGCGATAAAAGTTGCAATCGAACACATTGCAGATAAGATAACTGTAAACGGAGTCATTTTTTCGGCATCCTTCGGATTTGCATTGTATGGTTTTTGGGGCCACAGCAAAATTTCTCTGTGTATAGGTTGTGCCACATGTGTGTTTTTTGTTATCAACATTATATTTACTCATAGAAAGAGTATTGTTGATTGGTATGTGAGAAAGAAAAGCGAGCATTGTATAGAGAAAAATGGGAATCGCATAATAGAAAAGCGAACAAAAGAAGCAAAAGCAGTTATGGATACTATGTACTCAAATTACCCGAACGCAATCTTATTAGAACCAAACTGTCCACCTGTAAAAGAACTAGAATTACTAAAAATAATATATCCAGCAATAGGGGGAGTTTGCCTATACGATGGACGAGTTCCGAAACAATATTATTACCTTAACATGTGGGCAAAAGATATAATTGACGATAATAGAAAGAAAAAGAGAAGCACAAAAAAGTGATAAAATTTGTGCCACATTACTCTGACCGCAAATAATACACAGCCAGCGATGTGAAAGACAATGTTTAACCCTAAGAAAACTACCCGCAAAGTCATTCACGAAAGTGAAGCTACTTACTCCGGCACCGTGGCTGCTGTCACTCCCAAGACCATTGTGGTATTCATCCCGGCACTCGATGTTGAGGTGAATGCCCAGCGCAACCCCGATACATCTGTCCAGAACGGTTCTATCCCCGGAGTAGGAGATATTGCTACTGTGCAAGTAGTGCTCGGAGACGGCGACTTTGTTGTCACCGCTGCCACGTTCGTGCCACAGCAGGACATCAGGGAAGACATTCCCCTCAATGATGAAGACTTCTTTGATGACGATTTGGAAGATGAGGAAGCAGAGGAGTATGACTGGTACAACGAACCTCCCGTAGAGGATTTTGGCAACTTGGATATTGACTGAACAGTCTGCGGACACAGATGAAAGGATATGGAATCATGACCTTTTTACCTATCGAGGTAATGCTTACCGCAGGAATTGTATTGCTCGCACTAGCGCTCGTGATACTTTCTGCCATAGCAACGAGAAGAAAAGCCGTAAGCAAAATCAAAGAAACCAGTGCTAGGTATCTGGCGTACAAAGCCTTGCGCGAAAAGTATCAATATCTCAGCGTTGAAGGCAATGTCGAATACTACGAACGCTTAGAAAGCAAATATAAATTCGACCATTTTAATTTCGACAAATATGTATTCGGTCAAGTTTGCAAAGAACGCGATAAATTTGAAGAAATGCTGGATGCTGTAGAAATCAACAGAAGGCTACTCACTGAGTTTGAGGAAGAGTATAAGCTACTGCCTGACTTCACAGAAAATCCTCCGTCATGGTTGTACTCTGTGTTGGAGCGCACGGTAATGCGAAACGAGGAAAAGCACCGCAAATCTCCGACGACAAAATTTACGATAACCTGCTCAATCCGATATACATCACCTGCCGGTCGTAATCGTTATGCAAACCATCAAACATATTCTACTGAAGATGTTGAGGGCTTTGTAAATCAATCATACGCATTGGAAAAAGAACGCGAAACCAAAGAGTACCAGCGCAAAATCTTGACGCCGTCTTTACGATATGATATTTTAAAGAGGGACAACTTCAAATGCGTGATTTGCGGACGAACGCCAAAAAGGGACGGAATTACGCTCCATGTGGACCATATAATTCCGGTATCTAAAGGCGGGAAGACGGAACCTGAAAACCTTAGAACGCTGTGTAGTATTTGTAATCTTGGGAAAAGCGACAAATACGACGAAAACGGACTAAACTGATACCAAAATGGTAGAATACCAACAACCCAAACAAATCCCATCACGAAAGGAGCCATACCATGTCCACCCTCAAAAACGGCGAGTTCGGCATCGACTTGGACAAGGAGAAAATTCTCTGGACCGACCGAAAACGCCACACCATCTTTTCTCTGCCGCTGTCCTTTACAAAGTACACCCTGACCGAAACCAAACTCATCATCCAGCGTGGCTGCTTTAATCTGCGCGAAGACGAGATTCAGCTGTACCGTGTCCGGGACATCGCGTTCAAACAGAACTTCTATGAGCGCCTTTGCCGCGTCGGCAGCATCCATCTCTGTTCCACGGATGCTATGACACCGGAAATCGACATCCGCCGCATCAAGAACCCGCGTGATGTCAAGGAAGTGCTTTCTAAGACCATCGAGGCTTGCCGGAAAGCAAACGGTATCCGTACTTCGGAAATCATCGGGGACCATGGCCGCTTCCCTGAGCCTGACCCGCATGGTATGCCTCCTGAACCTTGCCACGAACATCCTCATGACTAATACCAGCCCGTACAGATTCAGTTCTGTGCGGGCTATTTTTTGTTTCCAAAAGAAATTTTCGGAAAATCCGGCCAAGCCGGATTTCAGGGCAGTGTGGTAGTTGACCGCCTATGCGAACGGCCTAGAATTGAAAGTATAGCAAGCACACATCAATACAAAGGGGAATCCATCATGGAAACTAACATCCTGAAATTTGAGCTAACCGCTACTCGTCACGTAGACGACAACACACCCGACACCATTACCGCCTCCATCGGTATCCCTATCGAGGCCGATGACGATGCGGTCAACGAAGCGATGAACAGCGATGAACTGATTACCTACGCTGTCGGCGTATTGTATGACCTTGCGGCCTATATGCGCCCGAAGTGGCTGGATGGTGAGGACACCGGCATGACCCTGGAAACCTATTTCGGTGACAGCATATGTCAGACCCGCAATGGCTTCGTGACGATGGATAAGAAAGGGTACAGCTTCGACCTCGAAGATTAAGCTGAGCCAATTAGGAGTCTTGCCTGCATCAGCGGGTGAGACTCCTTTTTGCTGTGTAGCTGCAAAATATAGTTGACGACCCATGCGACTGGCATACAATAGAACATACTGAACAGCGTTGACAGCGTTGCTTCGGTAAAGACGAATAGAGTCCAGAGCCGACTTTAAATGCTCACTGCGAAGAAAGACCTGCCTGCGGCTAACAGGCTGGTCTTTTCTTTTTGCGGGCGTTTTTTGCTTTGCCAAAAATGTATCTAATCCGTGAACATATAGCGTTCATCGTTGTATCCAATACAACTTCGTGGTATAATGCAAGTATCGAAACAAGCAAAACATTCCGTATCATCGAAGATATTTCAGAGGCATGTCTATGAAGCGATTCCTCTCGTTCATCCACAAAGCACTCTTTCTTTTGGCTATCGCAGCCATTTCTGTGGCGTTCGAGGGATGCAGTGAAGTGGCGGACAAGACGATTGACGGCATCAAGGACCTGCCTGCGCAAATCATTCGGATGGCAACTCCTGAGATTGCCGAAACGGTGGGTTCGGAGAAAAACATGACGCCTGAGACCGCAGCCACGGAATACAACTACATATACTTCCGGTACAATAATCAGTGGGTCACGAATAAACTCATCAGCTACGAGGTAGTCGATGACGGGCAGAATATAAAGTTTACCGTAGAAGGTAACAGTGTAGCCAGTTATTATACCAGCATGGCAAATGTCGTGCTCATGCACAAAGACGAAAACAACACACGCACACAGAATATATACGAAAAACTGGCGGAGGGGACAACCTATGGCTGATGCACAACGAGGGCAATTTGTAATTGATTGTAAAAATGGAGAAGCAGCCGGTATTATTCACGGTTTGATGCATGATAAAACCATGTTCCGCCCGGAACTCGACCTTGCAAATGCGCATCCGAAGGAGTTCGATAACGAGCATATTTTCCCACTCGACATGTTCATTAACAGCGATTATTTGCTTAAACTCAGCAGGGAAGAGTTTGCAAAAGAATTAAAGCGGCTGTTCGATGAAGATATAATCGGATATGCTCAGGTGGTTGTTGCTACTGACATCCATGATATGCATCGCATCGTGGTCCTGACAGACCCCACACAGATGGATAAACTGAGTCGGATTGCTGTATCTCTGTTCGGCGTACCGAAAAGGGAAGCAAGACGAATTATCGCCAAGTATCAGGCTCAGTAAAAAGCGAGGAGGATAAAAGAATGCTGGCAAATATCGCAGTTTTACGAACTGTTAAAGCAAATGTAAATGAAGCAATTATGGTTGCGTTACCCTCGATTTTGTTCGAGAGTTCGCACGACAAAAAAGATACACAGAAATACTATCTGCAGGGTCCTGCGGCTGAATATATTCCTGTTGAGATACCGGATACTTATGCCAAGAAATTCTCCAAGTGCGCTACGGCATTGGCGATGCAGCTTGTCCTTCTCAGCAACAAGACGAAAGGCTTCTTTGGTCCTGAAATCTGCAATGTGGAGGGCAAAGATATCCAGACTGCCCGGAGCATCATAAACTCCATCATGGGCGAGAGACAGGCAAGGTTTTATAGCGCAAAGCTGAACGATGAAGTGTATGATACGCAATATGCGGTCAGCGAATATGCGGTTGAGAATTGGGCAGATGACATTGTGCCGCCAGTTGTCATCAACAGCTGCATCTGGGCTATCGTGGCAAATACCGCAGCAGAGATGCAGAAGGACAACCGTTTCCTGCGCAGAAAGGAAATCTGCGATACCGAGTTTTTTGAAATCGCGACCCGCATTTACAATGAGTTGCTGGGGTTTGCAGCGAGAAAATACGAAATCTTAGACATTGGTGAATGACTATGAGTGTCAACCTTATTGAGGGCAATATCTTAACACCGCCGACTCGTAACGAGAATACTATCATCTGCCATCAGGTGAACTGTCGTGCCGCAATGGGTGCGGGTCTTGCCAGACAGATTCGGGATAAGTGGCCCGTCGTGTTCGATGAATATGTGAAAGTTTGCAGTCCAAAGAAACTCGGTGACTTTCAGGTGGTTCAGGTCGCCCCGCAGCTATATGTCGCCAACCTGTTCGGGCAATCAAGCTTTGGCAGAGAAAAGCGTCAGACGAACTACGCGGCGCTGGGAACGGCTCTTTTCAGAGCAATGAAAGAACATCCTAATGCAACTTTCCGCGTTCCTTACGGTCTCGGCTGCGGGTTGGCAGGCGGAAACTGGGTAACGGTGCTGAATCTCATTGAAGAAGCCGCCAATGCTTGGAATGTGAACGTTGAGATTTGGGCGCTGCCCAAAAAGTAAAGGATTAGCATGTACAATACCAACTACAAATGCGTCAAGCCGTTCGATGTATGGCTTGATGCCATCGGTCAAGATGGCAAGAAAATTCCATATCGGGTAAAGCGTGGGACCATCTGGCGTCTGGTTTGGTGCGGTGGCGAGCAGAGCTTCAAGGAATTCACCGGACCGGATAAGATGCACATTACACTGCCGGATGAGTATGTCGAGAAATATTTCAAAAAGGTATGAGTTTGGGGAATTATTGTCCATATACGAACGGTAATGTCGTATACCTTCAGTGTAAAGAATGCGAAGAAAAACTCTGCGAGAAAGACAGGTTCTTTTGCGGAGTTGCAGGAACGCCGTTATCGATGACAAAGTCTCACAAACAGATGTCGGAATACCTCGACAAAATGCTGGCTAAGCGAGACAAGGTTGTCATTGCTGCAGAATCCGGTAAGAAGATGGCTGCTTTGGCAGCTATGTACGCCAACGAACGCGACACTCTTTCATTCCCGTCACAAACTATGATTTGTCCACATACTTATCTAAACAGCAGCAAAAAGGCTGCGTAGTTTTTGAAGGAGTCACAGATGAACGAGAAATCGAAAACACCTGTCGTGAGCTGCGCATACCGCTGCGGCACTGTAGATTGGAAGGAGCGTAAAACTATGATGTACCAAAAGCTGGTTCGGGATAATATCCCGGCTATCATTGAGAAGAACGGGGAAACCTGTGTGACGCGCACGCTGTCCGACAAAGAGTACGAGGACGCTCTGATGAACAAACTGCAGGAAGAGGTCGCCGAACTGCTGGAAGCCTACACTGCCAAGGAGCGGAGTGCTCTTGACTGCGCGGAAGAAATGGCAGATGTGATGGAGGTCCTGTACGCTATGGGCAAGACCTGCGCTATTTCCACGAGGGAAGTGGAACAGGTCAGAAGCCAGAAGGCAGCAGAGAAGGGGACTTTCTCCAAGAAAATCTTCTTGGTTTCGACTGAGAAGTGAGAGGAGCGGTTTGTGACGCAGCAAGACGCAGTGCGGTTAATCAGAAAACTGATTTTTGCCAAAAACAGTCAGGATTCTACGCATTTTTACCGGTGTGTAGACGAAATTGCTGAAGTCTTAGACAAACAAGGCGATAAAGAAGGCGCTCGCGCTATTCGCAATACATCCCGTGATGGCTATGTAAAATCGTACTACGAGGCAAGTCGGCAAGCACAGCCTCTCGGTAGCCCCTTTGTCAGCTACAAGCCTGCGTTCGTCATCGACAACAAGGATATCGCGTTGTGGCACGCGAGGAACGATAATCCGCAAATGCGTGTCCGACACATTTTAGAGTATATCGAAAACGGGGAAATGGTCGGAAAAGATGTGCTGGAATACGATGCAAGCACCGATAAATGGCATCGTATCGAGGCGGAATCTATCGAGTTGGTATAGGGACACTACATCACCCATGCTCATCTAACCCCTTTCTGCTGACGGTCAGAAGATGAAATAAAATATACAAACAGCGATTTTTATCAACAGCCCCTTGCACATTTGTGCGAACTGCATACAATCTAAATTATAGACTAAAAAATGTACCCTGATGGCTGTTGTGATAGCTGTCAGGGGCTTTTTGTTGCCTGCCAATCTACTATTCGGAGGGATTACAATGACGCTCAAAGACTTGTCCAGCGAACAGCAGGACCTTGTACGGCTGGCGCTTGACGGGAAAAACGTGTTGTGCGATGCCTGTATCGGAAGCGGTAAGACGTCCACCATCAATGTTTTGTGCAACGAGTTTGATTCCTCTAAGGAAATTCTGTACCTAACCTATAACCGGCTTTTGAAACTCGATGCACAGGAAAAGATTCTGAACGATAATGTCACGGTCCAGAACTATCATGGATTTGCCTCGAAAATCCTGTACCGGCGCGGCATCAAGAATGTCGGACAGGGCGAGCAGATTGGGATGGTCTTGAGGAAGCGTATTCCTGTCGGGCACTTTGATGTGCTTATCATCGACGAGTATCAGGACATCAACGAGGAAATCTCGAAGATGCTCGAATACATCAAGGAATCGAACCCCGGTCTTCAAATCATCGCAGTCGGTGACATGAAGCAAAAAATCTATGACCAGACCTCGCTGGATATCTGGTCGTTCATCCATAAGTTCTTAGGCAAGCACACACAGGTCAATTTCACGCAATGTTTCCGCTTGTCCCATGACCTCGCACAGCGGCTCGGAAACATCTGGGGCAAGGATATCAACGGCGTGAACAAGAACTGTAAGGTATCGACCATGTCCCGTGAGCAAGTGGTAGACTATCTGGATACCAAGAACCCGAAGGATGTCCTGTGTCTCGGTGCCAGAACGGGGTCTATGGTAAAGGTTCTGAATGAACTGGAAGCAAGACCCGGCAACCTCTATGACAAGAACCATGTATATGCCAGCATCAAGGAACCTGATGGCGAAAAGCATGTAGCACCCGGCGCGGACGTTGGTATCTTTACGACCTTTGACGGCAGTAAAGGCATGGAACGCCCCATCTGCGTTGTCTTTGATTTCACGGAATCCTACTGGTGCTCTCGTGTATTTCAGCCTATGGCGCGGTATGAGATTCTGAGAAACCTTTTCTGCGTTGCGGCGAGTCGCGGTAAGGATGAGGTCATCTTTGTAGAGCCTCCGAAAAAAGAGGACAGATTTGGGCTGGTCAGCGATAAAACCCTGATGACTCCCGTCAAGATGAATCAGGAGTTCAATACAAAGTTCGATATCTCTGAAATGTTCGATTTCAAGTTTGATGAGGATGTAGAGCACTGCTACCAGCTTATCAATACGACGCCGGTCTTCCATAAAGATGTACATGAAATCGAAATCAAGCATTCGGACGCGATGATTGACTTGGCTCCCTGCATCGGCATCTACCAGCAGGCGAACTTCTTTGACTACTACGATATAGACAGCGCGATTGCCTTCTACATGTACCTGCATAACGACAAGAAGGTAGCACTGCCTGCCAGCTGGAAATCCGTGGAGGAGAAGGTCCTGTTCCTGACGATGCTGATGACGAGTCAGGACCGGTACGTAAAACAGGTCGAGCTCCCTTTCATTACGAGAGCGCAGGAAACAGACCTGAACAAGCGTCTGTCTATGGTGTTCACTCCAGACGAGTCCGTACAGGAACGCTGTGAGTTGACTGCCATAGTAGATACCAAGGCGAAGAAGAAACTCGTTATCAGCGGCATGGCAGATGTCGTGAAGGACAACAAGGTCTATCTACTGAAATTCGTGTCTTCGCTCGCTCACAAGCATTTCCTGCAATGTGCCTGCTATATGCTGGCTACCGGGTTAAAGCAGGGTGTTGTCTGGAATATCCGCGATAACATGATGTATGAAATCGAGATTCCGGAACCTGACAAGTTCCTTGACGCGGTAATCACCTGTATCACGAAGCAGGTCTTTGCCAAGGCAGAAAGCTATACGATTTCCAAGGATTATACGCAGGACCTCGATACCATCATCGAGCAAATCATGACCGATGATTCCCTGCCGGAATTCGATGTCGGCGGCAATGTCAAGGAAGAAAAGAAGACGGCTGATGAAGGTATCTCTATCATCCGCCGTGGTGAGCAGTACATCATTGTGGATGCTGCAAACCGTCAAATCGTCGATAACAGCGCCATGAACGGCTACGATTCGATTCTCGCTGCCTGTGAGGATTATGTCAGGAAAAACAAGCAGCTGGCAGAGGAATCCATGTCCAAGAAGGAACTGCTCAGCGTTATTGAGGATTGGCTCGACAATCACAGGGATTTCGAAGCAGCTATGTCCAAGACCGAGGTGGATATCAAGCACCATATCGGCGAATATGCAAACTACGCTTCTCTTTCCACCTATGTTGTTCGTAAGATGCTCAAAGACCGTGGTCTTATCATCAATTTCAGCGAACGCCAGCTGTTGAAGGTCTGGAAGGAGCGGAAGAAGAAGGATACGAATACCGTGGAGAATACGCGGTACGAGACCCTTGCCTCTACGCTCGAATCCCTCGTTAAGGCAGGGGTCGATGTCCAGCTTGAAATGCCGGAAGAGGAGAAGGCCGCAAAGCCCGAACCGGACCCGGAAGAAGAAAAGCCTCAATTCGATAAGCGCATCCCCTATACCGTTATTCGTTCGTCCCGGCTCTCTAAGCCCAACGATGTGCGGTATATTGTCGTCAATCTGAACGACAAGGACCAGGTGCTGGACGATGCAAGCGGATACGGATACAAGTCGATTTCTGCCGCACAGAAGGGCTACGGATATAAATGCCGGAATCTCACCAAGTACGGTGAAGTTAAGCACTCGTCAAAGCCCAAAACCAATATCCCGGTCTCGCAGAGCCGTCAGCTCTCGTTCGGTGATTTTTGAGAAGGAGGGACTATATGACCTACAGCGAAGCATTCCCTTTATGGGTGGCGGAAGTGTACCGGAACCATGGCTATGAGCCGGATAAGTGGTACGGGTCAGAGGTTGCAGAAACGCTGTACAACGAAGCGATGGCGACCTATAACGGACCTTCCGCCACGATACAGGACTATATCGAAGCCATCCCGTCTGCAGAAGAATTCGCGTATTTAGACTATGCGATTGAACGGCTGCGCCGCGATAACATCAACCTGAACGCACTTTCCGACAAAGAGCGCTGGGCTTTGATGGATAAAATCGTCGCAGAGTATCCGCAGTACAAGAACGCTCACACATCCCGTGCCAAGCAGGTACAGCAGACCTCGATGCAGGCGGCGCTCGATGCCGAGCGTGATGTTCTCTTGCAGGCTGCAAGGCGCAATGCGAGCCGGTACAGTGAGGCAGAGGAAGCCACAAAGGATTTTGTAATCGAGTAAAGGGGGCAGTAAAAGAATGGTCAAAATTTGCGGCTACAGTGACGATACCGTTTGTCTGGATAATTCCAAATACTTTGAGGATGAAATCGGGTGCTTTGATGTCGCCGGTGTTAGGCTCTATTTGGATGACGGCACGGTGCTTTTTGTCTGCTACTCCTCCGGTGTCTGGCGTATTTTCATCGAGCAGGAAGGTTCCGCGCCGCACCAGCACAAGGTCTGTCAGGAGACGAATGAGGACGACTACAGCGATGAGTTTTACACCGAAGCTGATGTTGTTCGGCATGAAATTGCATTAGCGAGAAACTGAGGTGAGGTGAGAATTATGAATTTCTCTAAAATCCGTATGATGTTCTTCGATTTCGACGATACACTTCTCATTCATTATCGAGAACAGAAACTCGATGCGACTGCCGATGCGCACAGAGCACGGCTGCTTCGGTATGAGGCGGAGAATCGAGGCGGGTACAGGGTATTCGACGAAATTGGGGAAGCCAATACGCTTGTTAAGCATTTTCTCGAAAACTGCGACGGTATCCCGAAATACTGCATCACCCGCGTACAGGACAGTATGACCCTGCCGTATAAAAAGCAGTGGCTTGAAATGCACTATCCGGGACAGTTCCTCGATGTCATCGGGACTGCCACCCCCGAACGGAAAACCTCCGTCATGAAACTCCTGACCCAAGCTGCCGGTCTGAATGCTGCGCAGGCTCTGTATGTAGATGACTATTACGAAGCCCTCAATGAGGCGGCGAAGGAAGGCTTTACGGTCATGACGGTACAGGAACTCATGCTGCGGCAATATACGGCGGAGCAATAATAAAGCGCTAAGCCACTAACAAACTAAGGAGGACTACCATGAAAAAGATTCTGAAATTTCTTGCCGCTGCGGCATTTGCCGTCGCTGTGTACCAGCTTGTTTCGCTGCACCGCAAACGCCGTAAGATGGTAGAGATTGGTCAGCAGATTTTCCGGTGATACCTGATGGCGAAAACTCAGCTGACCCGCGATATTGAGGCCGCGCTTCATGCGTGGCATCCTTCCAGCTACGGCGGGTATCGGGTGGATTCGTTTCGTCAAGGGTTCGATGCCTTAGAAGTGCCGGTCGAATGCGGGTCTGTCAAATCCGGATTGGTCGATTTTGTCCGGGTGCAGGAATGCTTTACCGCTGAAACCAAATACGGAACCTGTAAACTAGCCTCGCTTATCGAAACGGATACGGATGTTCCGCCTGTTGTGATACAGGAAAAGGCGAAAGCAGCAACCTGCGTCAAGAATATTTCATCGCCGGATTTTTGCAGGGAGCACTGTTCCGAGCGATGGTGCCACTTCCACAAGACGAATCATCTGTATACGCTCGATGCCGTCATCACTTGTGTGGAAATCAAGATTTCCGTGAGCGATTTTCACTCGGCACACGGGCACAATTTCGTCGGGCACTGCAACTACTATGCGATGCCCACAGAGCTATATAAGAAGGTCAAAGGAGAGATACCAGAAGATATTGGTGTCCTGCTCTATTATGACGGCATGAGTACATGCGGAATCCGAAAGGTGAAGGAATGTAAGCCGCACATTCTCTCGGAAAAAACACAAAAATGGCTGATTATGTCCGTTGCTAAAAAGCTGCCCCGGTTCGACATGAACTGAGGGCAGCTTTTTTATATATTTTTAGTTTTAGAAAGGATAAACTCATATGCGGCGAACCAAAGCACTGATACTCGTTGCAACATTGGCTGTGCTGACCAGTGTTGCAGCCTGTTCATGGCAAGCGGAACCTCTGCCTGCCGAATCAGCACAATCCGAATCCTCTCTCAACACTTCTGAATTTGCGACGCAAGAAACAGCAGAAAAAGAACAGCAAATCCCGGACTTATCCGGCGTACCGGAACCGAGCCCGGAACCCGCTGCATTTCCTGAACCGTCTCCTACACCGCAACCAGAACCTTCCCCGGGTCCGACTCCCGAACCGACGCCTGCGCCGACTCCCGAACCTGCGGCAGCGACCTCTGTCTGGGGTGATGTTGCCCCTGCAGCCTGGGGTCAAGCCTACGGCACGATTACCTGTGACGCGATTGGCCTAAACTCTTCTCTTATCTGGGGCGATGACCAGAGTCTTTTGAATCAACGCGATGGGGTGTATCAGTATCCCGGTTCTTATCAAGTCGGTGTGACCGGAGGACATCTGCTTTGCGCACATAACGACAGCGTGTTTTCTTTGCTGCAATATGTCAGCATAGGGGATAACTTTGTTGTGGATACCGATTACGGCGAGTATGTGTATTCCGTCACCCTGGCAAAACCAGGCTATGTATCCTCGGATGCGAGCACCGTGATTGCGGATGACGGCACTGTCCTCGTTAATTTCACAGACGGAATCGATAAACTTATCATGTATACCTGCTATCCGTTTGGGTATTACAGCCCAACGAATCAGAGATATGTGGTTCAGGCTGTTTTGCAAGCATGATTGGAGATGTAGTTTTAGGATGCAAAAAAGAAAAATCCGAAAATTCCTGCATTACACAGGAACTGTCTTTATTCCGCTCATCATTGCTATGATGGGCGTTTTGTTTTGGGTGAAAGTAATGAACGACATCGAATGGCTCCTTCTTTCCCCGAAACATGTCGCGTTCGGCTGCGTTGCGAGCCTAGGCTTGGTTCTTTGCTGTATTTATGCGGACAGGATGCTGTGCCATGAGGTTTCGGATACGGTTTGAGTATTGCATGTTCTTGCGATACCGGTAAAATAGAATTGTACGATAGATACCAGATGTCTTACAATTCACAATTTCGTTTTTAGCGGACTTATCCCTTTCGGGGGATGGGTCCGCTTTTTTTATTTGAAAGGAGAACAAAACCCATGCAAACCAAACACGAATTTCTTCGGAGAACTGCAGCGGTAATTGCTGCGTTCTTCACACTGACATTCACAGGCTGCGGTCAGACACCGGAATCTCCGGGAAGCCTTCCTGTATCCGGGGTCGTCTCAGAAACTACCGCACAAAGCGGTCAGGAGACGGCTGGCGTATCGGAAGGCGGCAGCTTTACCATCCATTTCATCGATGTTGGACAGGCAGATTCCGCCCTCGTTACCTGTGATGGGCACTCAATGCTCATTGATGGCGGCAATGCCGATGACTCGAACCTTGTATATTCTGTATTACAGCGTGAGACAGAGGGACACTTAGACTATGTCGTAGGAACACACGCCCACGAAGACCACATCGGAGGTCTTTCAGGTGCCTTCGAGGCTGACACAGCCGATGTCACATTCTGTCCTGTGACAGAGTATGACAGCAAGGCATTCCGGAACTTTAAGGCTCGTGCGGACGAGAAGGGCGGTGGTATTACCGTTCCAGCAGTGGGGGATACATTCACCCTAGGGGAAGCCTCCATCACCGTTGTGGCTGTCAATTCCGTGCTTGAGGACACGAATAATACTTCCATCGTGATTCGCATTGTCTACGGAGATACATCCTTTCTGTTCACCGGTGATGCCGAGCAGGAAACGGAAGAGAAGATACTCAAATCCGGACAGGACATTGAATCCACAGTCTTAAAGGTCGGGCATCACGGGTCCAGCACATCCACCTCTCAGGCATTTCTGGATGCCGTGAGCCCTACTTATGCGGTCATATCCTGCGGCAAGGACAACAGCTACGGTCATCCGCACAGCGAGACCCTTGCAAAGCTGACCGGCGCGGGAGTTGAGGTGCTCAGAACGGACGAACTCGGTGATATCTACTGCACCTCTGACGGTACGGAAGTCACCTTCTCGTATGGGGAGTACCATAAGGACATCGAAACCTCTAGCGCCGAGGTGGAAGAGCCGCAACAGCCTGACACAATTTCCGAGACCTACATCCTGAACACGAACTCTCGCAAGTTTCACCGTCCAGACTGCTCCTTTGCATCTCAGATAAGCGATGCAAACAGAGAGGAGTATACCGGCACAAGAGAGGAACTTGTCGAACAGGGATATACACCTTGCGGTTACTGCAATCCGTAAATATCCAATCGGCCTCTTATCCATATAAGCCTATTTGAGTAGTACACGGAATGTCCCGCTCTGGACGAACCGGGTTCAGGAACGTGCTCTGGCTGACTCGAAAACGGCAAACGCCGATAAGGTACTAAAACGATAGCAAGTAAATCAGTCGCTGCCTACACAAATGGGCAGCGATTTTTTCTTGCCAAAATGTGCGAACCGAATAGAATGGGTATTGTACGATAGATAACATCCATATCGTAAAGGTATTGTGCCTTTCGTACAATTCACAATTTCGCTTAAAGGGCGGACTTCTCGTTTCTGAGAGGTCCGCCCTTTTTTGCGTCAAAACAAAAAAGGAGTGTAAACACCAATGTTAAGAGTTTTTACAATCGTCGCCAATGAGGTCATTGGCTTATCCGCAACGGAATGCACACTGATGCAATTCAGCTACAATCTGGAGCAAATCCATGACCCAGAAAGCGTCCTGCGCAGTGCTGTCATGGACTATCTCAAGACGGACGAAGGCAAACGACAGCTGGAAATCAACTGTGGCTGCTGGAACTGGGGCGATGTCGATGACATTCCCGGCTCGTTCTTCTTGAACTATGGTCTGGCTAAAATTGCGCCGCCGGATGTGAATGTTGTCGTTGACCGCAACGAGAGTTTCATGGATGACTACGACGATTGCACGGAAGAATAACAGAAAGGACATGAAAAAATGCGTATTTATAGCGCAAACAGCGTATTCATAGAAGTTACGCGTCGGTGCAATATGTGCTGTGCGCACTGCCTGCGCGGAGATGCCGAAAGCATCGATATTCAGGAGAAGTACATCGATGCTTTTCTCGACAGCTTTGAGACGGAAGCTTATATCAGCTCTCTTACCTTTACCGGTGGGGAAATCTCTCTGAATATACCGGCAATTCGATACACCTTGAAAGCTGTCAAAGAGCGCGGTATCGCCGTTGGAAGCTTTTATATGGTCACTAACGGAAAAGCCGTCGATAAGATGGCTGACCTTGCTATGGCGAGTCTGGAGTGGTGGAATTATTGCGATGACAAGGATGACTATTCGTGTGGTCTTTGTATCAGCAGCGATGATTTCCATGAAGAAATTTCCAGCGAAAGTGCAAGTATTCTCAGTGGTTTGAAATACAACTACGATGATAAGGTGACGGACTTTCACAAAAATTATCTTCTCAACGAGGGACGTGCTAAGAATCTCGATTCGAATATCTATAAGAAACGTGAACCTTATGTAGATAAGCTCGAATACGAATTCAGCAAAACCGGCGGCATCGACTTTTACAGCGGCGAGCTGTACTTGAACGCCATCGGTGATGTCGTTTCCGGCTGCGATTTGTCCTACGAGTCGCAGAAGAAATATCGTTTTGGTAATGTAATGGATGAAAAATGGTTGGAAAACATTCGTAGCAGCAAATTGTGCATCGAAGAAAACAGCTGAAAAATAACAAAAACAGAAAGGAAGAAATTATGACTATCAATTTAACTCGTGAGGATTTTGAGCAGGCTATCAAATCCGGCGCATCCGTGTTCGAAGGCAACACAATTCTCGATACCGGAAAACCGTCCGGGCGCTACTACCGTTTCATTCGTGTGCCGCTCGCCAATGGCGAGCACAAGGTAGATGCCTTGTACGGGCAGCGGTTTTATGGAACCTTGGAAAATAAACCCGTAACATTCAACCAGGAGATACGCTTCCTTTGCCTCGTTGTCGATAATGCCAAAACCGTCAATGAAACATTGGACTTCAAAACGATTTTCTGCCGTTCTTCTTTTACCTCGGATTCTGTCATAGAGGAAATGGCACCGAAGCTGTTCGATATGTTCCGAGAGAATGTGACGGAAGAAGACAAGAAGAAAATTCTCAAGAGCAGTCATTACGACAAGATAGCACGGCAGAACGCTTTCTGTCGCATAATAAAGGGGTATAAGAATTATCGCAGCCCTATTGACAGCATTGTCGATGAGATTGGAAACGGGTCTTGCTTTGGCCTGACATCCACAAATGCCGATGAACTGGTAGTGGATTATCTTGCTAATCCCACCGGCTGGGCTGAACGGACGATGGAGAAAATCAAAAAGGCAAATTCCGGGCGGTCTGGACGCCTATACGGGATTACATTGGCTGTGGTGGAAGAGTTGACGGAAGAGTATATGAGAAAGTACAATAGTCCGAACACTCAGGAAATCATGTTCAGGCTTCTTGTGGAACTTGCTAAGCAATACAAAACCGTTCGCCTTGTCCTGAACATCAACGGTAAAACGACCGAAGTAAAGTATCCGGTCAAAGGTATGATGAACAGTGATATCCTGTACGGTGGAGGTTTCTCGACTTGCAACATCACCCCGCGCAGTGAAGAAAATCGCATCGAGGAGTTTATCGCGAACAACGATTCGCAACTCGAAGACAATCGCAGAATTCCCATCAAGTACATTCCCGAAGTCTATTACGGGAATAAGTTGATTTGGAAGAATCCGAATTTTGCAAACACCTGATTCCCAAAAAGGAGAAAATCGAAAATATGATTGCCAAAATCGGTAAAATGATGACCAAAAGGGAAGATAAATCGTTTTCCTACGAAGAACTTGCCGCAATGCTGAAAACCAGCCCCGAGGCACTCGAAACGTTTGAGGGCACTTATAAAAGGCAGGTACTGGACAGCGGGGCATTATCCGAGAACTTTTTACAGTGGGATACCGCTACTGTCAAAGCTATGCTTGACAAGAGGGTGCCGTTTACGCGGGACCTTGAAACGCTCATTGACCGTATCGTAGGTGAGTTAACAGATGGTACTCGCCTGTACATCTACGACGAAAAACGCGGCGGATACTATGTGAACTATGCAGCATCTCGATACGCTGTGACGGTAACGAACAATGACCTGAAAAAATACCCAGAAGAGCTCAGACCTCAGCTTACAGGAAATCTTGTGAAGGTCGATATTTCGGAGCCGTCGTATAAGATTCTGCTTCAGAATTACGCCGAGTACAAGGATGCACGCGATGACCGCATGAAGAAGTTCTACTACAACCAGTTCCGTCAGGGTCTTGATATTCTTGACCTCGACGACTTCACCTACCAGATGCTCGAAATGAATCCCAACACGATGGGATTCTGGCTTCCGCCGCTGGCAAAAGCGTTGTGCGGGAACAAGTTCTTCAGGATTCCTGATACCAAGATTTTGCGTGTTCCGCTGCCGATGCTGCAACTCACTCGCCTTGGCTTTGAAACCCTGAATCCAGTGACCAAGGAAATCGTGAACCGCTATTGTAAGCGGATATTCAAGCTGGATGAGCACGAGGATTACTTCATCAAGACCGGAACTTATTCTTCCAAGTATGAGTTCCGCAACGCTCATATCCATGACCCGAATGAAATCAATGAAATTGGTGAGTATTTCCTGTTCCTGAATCATCTGACCTGTTCTATGGCTTCGCCGTTGAACAATACCTGCTTCTATGGTGCCAATACAACGAACGAGTGGGTGCTCAGGGAATATATCAAGGACAAGGAACACAACCCGACCATCTACAACGGTTTGCCGCTGCATACTGAGTACCGCGTATTCGTCGATTTCGACGCTGATGAGGTGCTGGGTATCAGCCCTTATTGGCGTGCCGATGTGATGAAGGGTAAGTTCAAGAATGCAAGTACGCCGCAGGAACGCCACGACTATGTCATCTATCAGATGCACGAGGATATCCTGCAATCTCGATATGATGACAGTGCTCGGATGATTCTGGAGGAAATCAAGAAGATTCTTCCCGCCGTGGAACTGGTAGGGCAGTGGAGTATTGATGTGATGCGTAATGGTGATGATTATTACATCATCGACATGGCGCTCGCTGAAAACTCCGCTCTGAACGATTGCGTGCCTAGGGAGAAACTTCGTCCCTACCCGCAGCAGTGGTTGCCTATGGCTTCGAACAGCTGAAAAAGGAGTCTACCCTATGGATGCTATAAAATATTTGGATGCTGATACGATTCTTGACTATCTGCACAATTCAAGTGAAACCTATCTCGAGGGACTTATCCCTCAAAGCCACGGTTTTCCACCAGAAACGGATAGGAGTGTATATGTTCGATTGCTGAAGGTTCCCGTTAGAGATAAAGCGTCCGAAGTATACATGCAAGCTATCCCATACAAAATGTTTGAAGGTGACAGCAACCGTCCGATAGAGGAGTTTGGGAAAGATACCAAATTTGAAAAGGTCGGGGTTATCATTGATTCGTCTCGTCTTTGGCTTATGGAGCCGCTTTGGAGAATTTGCACTCAAAGTAGGCAGAAGTTCGATGATGCTGATTTTGTGTCTGAATTCTGGGATGCGTTTACCAGAAAGGTTTTGAAGGAATACGCCGTTGACGCTCGCGTAGAAAAGAGCGAGACCGTTAAGAATCTGGCAAAACAGTACGCGATTTTGGATATGCTCTCTAAGCATGAGAAGCCGGTGTATTTCGGCTGTATCGAGAACGCCTTGCAAACTTTATATCCAGTCAGTGTACTTGGCTACTACGAGTTGGGTCTCAACTATGCTTGTGACCCTGAAGGATTCACAACTTCTTTGTTGACAAGTCTCAGCAGAAGGAACTTTAAAACGACATCAAAGGAAACGCCTACCGGTGCATATATTCCCAAAAAGGTTGCGGCAGCGAGGCTTGCAAGTAAGATGACCAACATGTTCGTTCCGACCAAAAACGAATCCCAGAAAGCAGCGAGACATCTTCTGAATTCCCATAAGGGAACTGTTTGCAAAAAGAACATTGTCGATGTAACGCTGTGCAACAAAAGCGCCGGAAATATGCAGATTAAGATTCCTCTTGATAACTTTCTCTACTATGAGCCGGAGACAAAAGAAATCTTCGTAAACATCTGCGATATTAGAGAAGGCGAGCGTGAAAAAGTAAACCGTTATGTCAAAGATTGCGGCTTCTCTGTGTGCGAAAACCTCGTCCCTATGATGCTTGTACAAAGGTTTGAAGCATAAATCCGCAGCGATGGTTGCCGGGAGCAACGACTGTTTCCTGATTTTTCTCGCTGTTTTGTTGCCAAAATGTGCGAATAGTATAGAATAGGTATTGTACGATAGATACCAGCAATCGACAAAGGCACTCCGCCTTTCGTATTATTTACAATCCGCAATCAGAGTGGACTTTCCCGAAATGGGAAGGTTCACTCTTTTTTTGCGTACAAAAGCACTTTCTATCCAACATAGTAGTGCATTTTTCTTGCGAACATGGTATAATAAAGGAGGTAAGAGACATTGGAAGGTCTTAATACCGTCGGACATGCCATCAACAACGAAAAATCTTATTTGGATGCCGGATGCAAGGCTTTGCTTGGCTGTACTGCTGTTGCAGCTTTTATTGTAAAGAACTGCATTCCAGAATTCCATGATATGTCGCTTGAAGAAATTCAGGAGTATATCATTTATAAGAAAGCTAAAAGCCAAATAACGCCGGAAGAATTGGCTGAAATTCAAGCAAGCAATACTTCGCCGGTTGAAATTGGATGTCACATTGTTGATGACTTACCTGATAAACTGAACGAAAAGAATGTCGAGTCGAAAAGCACAAACGAGGGAACGATATACTATGATGTTCTGTTCGACATCGGTATGCCGGGTGGAGAATCACCTCCAAGCCGTGTCATTGTAGATATTGAAGCTCAGAATCACTTCAATCCCGGATACTCAATGCTGAAACGCGGTAGCTTTTATTGCAGCAGAATGATTTCTGCACAAAAAGAAACTGTCTTTCGTAATTCGGACTACAATAAACTACAAAAAGTATACAGTATTTGGTTGTGTATTGCGCCCGATGAAAAAATTCGTGGTGTGTGCAATACATATTCCATGCGCGAAACCTGCTTAGCCAAAGAACATCACTTCCCTAAAAAGCAATATGACAACTTCTGCATCATCATCGCGTGTTTGCAGGACAAACAATCCGCGAATAACATGGTACGTTTCTTTTCTTCGGTATTCGATAACAATATGCCGGTAGAGAAAAAGCTGCAACTCGCCACTGAATGTGGTTTGCAGGTTACAACCGACGTTAGGGAGGGACTCAATCAAATGTGTAATTACAGTGACTTTGTGGAACAACAGGGAATTGTAAAAGGTCGTGCGGAAGGGTATGTTGAATCTCTTTCCGCGAGCGTTGCAAACCTTGTTCGCTCCGGCACTCTGACGCTTGATGCAGCATTGGATGTGCTGCAGGTATCTGACGATATCCGTGCTACCGTCAAAGAAAACGCCGAAAAGGCTCTCAATCAATAACATATAATTTTGTCGCTGCCTATGCTGGGGGCAGCGACTTTTTTCTTGCCAAAAAATGCGAACGGCATAGAATAGGTATTGTACGATAGATAACATTCCATATCGAAAGGGTTTTGTGCCTTTCGTACATTCACAATTTCGCTTGAAGAGCGGACTTCTCAATTCTGAGAAGCCCGCTCTTTTTGCGTCCAATACGAAAAAGGAGCGTAATGACATGTTTGAAATTTGCAATGACAAGACCTATTTTCTGGCCGAAACGACCACCAAGAACAAAACAATCGAAATCACCCTTGCAAGGGATAGGCTTCGTGCTTACACGCAGCACCGGGAGGTAGATGCCACTGCGTTTGTCCGTACTATGTACGACGAAATGTAAATTCATGATAAGGGTTTTAGCTGGTTCCACCAGTGTGGCAGCAGTCAGGAAGAGGATAGAAACTACTACGGTAACCAATTTTTTGAGGTTTGGTCTGTGACCGATGAAAACAATGCGAAACGCATGGCTGAAATCATTGCCAAGAAAATTGGTACAAATATTGAAAACGGAGGATGAATTATGGAAGCAATAAAAAACGTGAAATACTTGAACAAAGAATGTATTTATCAATATTTCCACAATCCAAACGAAGCCTTTCTCGAAGGCTTTATTGTAGATGAAAACCCCATTTTCTGCCATCGAAATTGCGAAAGTGGGGTATATATCAAGATTTTTAAGGTGCCGGTCAACAGTAGAGTTGACGAGATATATATGCAGGAATTTCGGTGGGAAGCGTGGAAAAACGGTTACAACACACCGCTTCCCAGTGATTACTCGAACAGTTTCAAAAAAGCCGGTTACAGCATTGACTCTACTCGGTTTTGGAGTTTACCCAGCTATCTCCTCAGCGTGTGTCCAAAGCTTAAAGCAGAGTTGATAGATTATCATCAGCAATTCGAGCAGGCATACTGCAAAAAAATCATTGAGGAATTAAGCTTCTGTCATGCTTTAAGCGATGGCAAGGAAACGAATGAGCGGGCGGAACAATATGCTATTTATACCATGCTCGAAGGCAGACCGGTTCACTATAACTTTCTTCTTCTAAACGCGAAAAGTATTGTGCGTAATATCAATTATAAGAGCATTGTGAATTACATCATTGACGAGGATGGTTATCTTGAAGGTGCGATGGAAACGCTCAAGGATTATGTGCTAAGAAGTTTGGCGCTTCAGGGAGCCTGGTATAGCAGACGAGCAAATGAGTTTCCCAAAAGAGTTGCAGCAGCAAGAATGGCTGATAAAATGAGCCCTGCGTTTGTTTTCGATGATAATGAGTCACAACGCATTGCAAAAAGCGTGTCTGTATACTGCGCACGGACGCTTGACGCAAGAAAAAATATAACTATCGTAATCGGAAACGGCAACGGTAAGGGCATCACTGTCAAGATTTCTTGCAGCAGCTTTTTCTTCTATGAGCCGACCACAAAAGAGGTTTTCATCAATGTTGAATCCGCAAACGAAGAGGAGCGTGAAAAAATCAATCAATATGTAAAAGACAACAGTACCTCAGTTAGCGAGAATCTTGTTCCGCTAAAATTTTTGCAATCCATTATTTCCTATGGCTGCGAAAAATGGAATCCCAATTATATCTAACGGCATTATAATCTGGTCGCTGCCTATGCTGGGGCAGCGACTATTTTCTTGCCAAAACGTGCGAATGGCATAGAATAGGTATTGTACGATAGATAACATTCCATATCGAAAGGGTTTTATGCCTTTCGTACATTCACAATTTCGCTTGAAGGGCGGACTTCTCGATTCTGAGAGGCCCGCTCTTTTTGCGTCCAACACAAAAAGGAGCGTAATGACATGTTTGAAATTTGCAATGACAAAACCTATTTTCTGGCCGAAACGACCGCCAAGAACAAAACAATCGAAATCACCCTCGTGAAAGACAGTCACGGTGGTCTTCTGAATGAGCACGAGATTAAGCTTGACCTCTGCCGTGCAATTCTCGAATTGCAGCGGGGCGGCTATATCGTTACGAAGGTCCGTGCCCTTGACTACGACATCGAGAATGTCGTGGATGTGTTCCATCTGCCGGAGTTTGAGGAGGCTCGCGAGAACCCGATGCCCGATATTGTATCCGGCGTTATCACCTCGAACTTTGATTCCGGTGCATCGTTCCATCTGCCGTGCAAGGTGAACAAGAAGACCCGCGAGGTGTTTGCTGTGGAAGTTCCTGCACAGCCCTGCGGAGATGACTCGTTCAAAAACGCAACCGTGAATGTCGATGACGTTGACCGCAGTCTGCTCAATCTCAACGACATCGTGAGCGAGTATGACAGCGATGACTACGACGGAGTTCTCGATGCTCTGTATCATGTTCAGGCAAAGAACGATTACTGGGAGAACGAAGGCGAATCTCTGACGGACCTCATCCACAAATATCGCTGGTATATCCTGAAAGATGCCCTGATGCAGCGTGGCCGCGATGCCGTCACGGATTTCATCGGCACCGACATCAGCAGCAGCGAGTTCAGCCGTGTCCTCGATGAGACGGAAATGGTGATGCCGGACGAAACCTTCGAGAAATTCTGGGAAAAGTACATCTGACAAATACCAATGCGGTGGGGCAAGACACTCCACCGCCTTTTTTCGCAAAAATACGCAAACGAACCCACTGTATAAATCAGACAAGAAGGAGAACTATATGAGCATTTCGCCGAAAAACGAAGCATCTCAGAACAACACCGCCAAACGCCGCGACTATATCTCGTGGGACGAGTATTTCATGGGCATTGCGATGCTGTCCGCGATGCGCAGCAAAGACCCGAACAGTCAGGTGGGCGCATGTATCGTGCGCGACAATAAAATCCTGTCTCTTGGGTACAACGGTATGCCGATTGGCTGCGATGACGATATCATGCCTTGGGGCAGGGAAGGAAACGAACTCGAAACCAAGTACATGTATGTCTGCCACTCGGAGTTGAACGCTATCCTCAACGCCGGGAAAGACCTGCACGGGTCTACGATGTATGTCACGCTTTTCCCCTGTAATGAGTGTGCGAAAGCAATCATTCAGAGCGGGATAAAGCGTATCGTGTATCTCGACGACAAGTACCGAGATGCGAACAACAATGTCGCTGCACGACACATGTTCAAGATTACCGGGGTAGAGACTAAGAAATACGAGCCCAGTGCCCGCAATGTCACCCTGAACTTGTAATCATCACAGCCGGTCTAAAGACCGCCACAAAAATAAGGAGTACAACAATGAAAATCCATCATACTGCGCTTGGCGTATGCGACACCTACGAGGTCGTAACGGAACCGCCTCTCGGCTATATCATTTGGAATATCGGCGATAATGCACCGGAAGGCTACCTCCCGTTCTGCAGACTCAAATTTATGCAGCCGTTTGAGGGCGGACGCGAAATTGACTCGGATACCCTGAAAGCCATGAAGTGTGACGGTGCAAGGGTAATCTTAGCCGCCACCGGACTGGGTGCCGAAACCTCCGCCGAGATGAAGAAGTTCATCAAGAAGCACGAACGCAACCACCGCAAGAGTTGGGAGTGCGAAAGAATGCGTGCCGCTATCCCGTATCTTGAGAGAATCGGAATGTAATACCATCGAGCCGTCTCCGTCTTGGAGGCGGCTTTTCTTTGTTTATCGTCAGATTCCTGTGTCCGGTAATTTCTCTCTCAATGTTGCATAATCGTGCGAACCGGATACAATAGAAAATATCGAGACGACGCAAAGAGGTGAGAACACTTTGGAACAGCTTGAAATAATCATTCCGGGCGGTCAGAAACTCTCCGTCCGTGATTTTATTGAATGGGAATATAACGGCGGCAAGGCGGATTTTCAGCCGGATGAACACTATCCTCTATGGGGGACTGTTCCTATTGAGGATAAGCTGCGATATATTGCAATCAGTGTGTTTGGTGATTTGGCGAGTTACGGAAAATACGACAACCGAATCGGCGTTACGGACGGTGAATCGGAGCATTACTTCTTCTTCACGGTTCAGGGCAAGGATGAAGATATTCTTCTCGCCTTGAATGTCATGCTGAATGTGATATATACGAGCGCAGAGGGGAAATGCCGCAAGGAAACCGGCACATCTTTCGCGGAACTGCCACTGATGCAGAGATTCGATGCCATCACCCGATACATCGAAGACGAGTTAGAGACCTGCCTTATGATGCTTTCAGACATCCCGTACATGCAGTGGACCTAAATTCGCAAAAAGTTGTTGCACATTCGTGCGAATTGGGTAAAATGAAGACTGTAAGGTGAATCAGTGGGTGAGTTTTTTGCCCGCGTTACGCGAAAAAAGTGAATACTGAATACAAGAAGCAAGTTCTTTCGGGAGCTTGCTTCTTTTATTTTGGGAGGTTTCTATGACGCATAAGAAGTTGCTGGAACGCAATCGAAAAATTACCGATGCACTGCAAAATGGCGCAAAGGTCACGGACCTCGCGCAGGAGCACGGACTCAGCCCGCAAACCGTCTACCATATCGCACAGGCGGAGATGGAGAAGCGGCGGAAAGTGACTTTCACAGAGTGGAAGGATAACCGCAACGACGAGATTCGCAACCAGTATCAGGAAGGCATTTCAGCCGAAGAACTGGCAAAAGCTTTTAACCTTAACCGCGCCACGATTTTTCGTATTCTGAAAGAAGGCGGGGACTCCTACCACCGGCACCTCGACACGAAAATCGAGACCTCTACTTTGCGCCGCATTAAAGATTTCAAGCAGGGGTTTGTGGACTACGCGAAGAAGAACCCCAACACGCCGGTCGAGAACCTTGCTCGGGAATACGGTATCAGTCCCTCTTCCGGATTCAAGTATCTTCATGAGGCCGGTATCTATCGCGGCAAGGGACGCAAAAAGAAGGCAGCAAAGCCTAAGAGGTGAACCAGTATGAGGAAAAGGAAAGCAACCCGCAGCGAAATCATCGAGCGAAACAGGAAGATTGTCAAAGACTATGAGGACGGGCTATCGTTTGAGCAGCTGTCCGAGAAATACGGGCTTTGCGTCAGGACCTGCTATCGCGCTCTCGATGAAGAACAACAGGCGCAGCGCATTGCGGAAGAACAGGACCATGCCAATCTGGTCGATAAAATCGTGGCGGAGTATCAGAAAAATACGCGTGTCCGCGACATTGCCGAAAAGTACGGTGTTTCCATTGGGTATTGCAGTGCCATTGCTGTTCAGGCCGGAATCAGCAACAAAGAACTCAGTCACCGTCGCATCACCCGCCGTCAACAAAAACGCAACGATGAAATCTTCGAGAAATACCAAAACGGCATCGACGCCAAAGACCTCGCTAAGGCATACCATTATTCCTTGCCGGGTATTTACAGTATTATTCGGCGCGTCCGTAAGCAGAAATGTAAAAGAGATTGAGTCCTCTGCAGAATGTTGCAGAGGGCTTTTCTTTTTATGAGGGAGGGAAATTAAGTGAACGAGAATGAACGGGCATTGCTTCGATATGTAGTGGAAGGGGATATTCGGAAATCTCAGCAGCAGGCGAAAATCGTGTTGGAGGGGCTTACTACTGTCAAGGACAAAGCGTTCAAGGAAACCTGTCTGCGAACACTTGCAAGTAAAAGTCCTACACTCATCGAACTGCCGTATAACCTGCAGGGGCTTTTGGTCGCGGAGGATTCGAGCGCTTTCCGAGAAGACCGGTTCCTCATCCGAGACAGCGAGAAGGCGGTCATTGATAAAATGTGCAAGACGCGCCGTGCTGCGCTGCGGTTACAGGAAATGGGGATTCACTATACGAGTTCTCTTTTACTCATGGGCGAGCCGGGAACCGGAAAGACTGAGTTGGCGCGGTATATCGCATATACGACGAACCTTCCTTTCGTATACACGAATTTCTCCGGTCTGGTGAATTCCGCTCTGGGCAAAACGCAGAAGAATATCGGTATGATATTCGACTATGCGAGAAAAAGTCCGTGCGTGCTCTGCCTCGATGAGATTGACGCTATCGGGACACGGCGCGGCGGCAAGGATGATGTTGCGGAAATGAACCGTGTGACGATTGCCCTGATGCAGGAGCTTGACCGACTCGGCAACGACATCATCCTTGTCGGGACCACGAACCGTCCCGATACGCTGGACGATGCTCTGCTCCGGCGCTTCACCTTTGGGCATACGGTAAGACCTCTGTGCCGGGACGATGCGCGTACCCTCGCAAGGATGTTCTTTGCATCAGTAGGGTATTCGGCATCCGATGCGGAAATTGAATCGCAGCTCGATGACACTTCACAGTATTATACCGCAAGCAAAATCACGAATCTTTGCATCGACCATATCATCGACTGGGTAGCAAATCAGGAGGATACACCATGCATCGGAAAAGTTTAACCGGAGAAGCAAAACTGAACCGCGATAAGGCAATGCTGAACGATTATATCGCCGGTATGCACATCGCGGAATTGGCTGAGAAATACGGTATCGGCTGCACGAATGTTAAGAAATCCCTTGAAGTGTTAGAGGGTTTTGATGCTGTGCGCCGCAATGACCGCAAAAGCCCGAATCGGAAACCCAACAATCAGAAACGATTGTCGAAAGCCGACATGGAGCAGCGGAATATTGAGATTGCGCAAGACTACAAAAACGGGGCCTGGACCTTTGAAATCGCTGAGAAATACAATCTCTCTGGACAACAGGTCTATCATATCCTGCGCAGAAGCCCTGATTATACCCCGCACAAAGAGAATATCGGGTCAGCTGTGCAGTTCAAGAAACGCCAGCGCAATGCCGAAATCGTTGCGGATGTCAGGGCAAATCCGTACATGACTGTCGGAGAAATCATGGATAAATATGGGTTATCGGAATCCACCACCTATCAGGTATTTCGAGAAGCAGGGCATCCGATTTCTGGTGGTCTTGTCCGTTTCGGTCCTGAACCGCCCATGAACATCCCGGAATTCAAGCACAGCCCGAAAGTATTGGAGCTACGGTGTGAAGCCTTGGAAGACACCAAGACTCCGGAGGAAATCGAAGCGCGGAACAACGATATCCTGAAAGACTACAAAGCGGGTATTAAGGTAGAGAATATCGCAGTACGGTACAATGTCACACCGCGATTCATTGCGGGGCTTATCCAAAAATACCGGGCACATCATCCCCTCTACCGCAAGAACCTGCGCGGCAATGCTAAAATGAAGAAGAAGCTGCCGGAAGAAGTCTGCGAGGGGATTGCGGTAGAATACCAGAACGGGAAAAGTGTCTCCGACATTGCTAAAGACCATAAGATTGCCGTGGGTCAGACCTGTAAGATTCTGCATGACTACGGAAAGCTTTCTGAATCGCTGGCTGAAGCCGAAACCCGTAAAGCCACGCAAAGCCGTTCTCCTATCACGGATAATGTAAAAGCCAGAAACCGGGAATTTGCGGAATTTGCACGGATGAACACCGGCAAAAATTTGCGTGACCTTGCGGATGTATATGGTATCTCCTATAGCACAGCTGTAAATATCGCAAAGTCCGAAAACATCCATAAACGGGCAGGGGTGGTTGTACCGTGAAAGATTTCGAGTGGCGGTATCGCAGGCATCGTGGCACGGTAGCACAGGAATGTCCCCGTGTTGCTGCTATGTGGCATCCAACAGCCAATTCTGTATCACCAGAGGAAGTCACCTGCGGCAGCAATCGCAGAATCGCTCTTATCTGTCCGAAATGCGGATACGGAAAGAACGGCGAATGGCGTCCATCTATCGCCGGTGCCTGTTGAACAGGCGGCGGATGCCCGGTGTGTTCCGGAAAAGTCCTTGTCGAAGGCGTCAATGATGTAGCTACCGTTCATCCCGAAATTGCTGCACAGTGGCATCCGACACTTAATGAGTTCCCGCCCACGCGAGTGACTTCCGGAAGCGCAAGGCATGTATACCTTGTCTGCAAGGATTGCGGGTACGGCGCAAACGGAGAATGGCATCCGATGATTGCTTTTGCCTGCGGGTCCGGGGAAGTACATACCGGATGTCCCGAATGCGCCAGAAACTCACTGAGAAAGGTCATGAGAGCCCACTACGCCAAGACAGCAAGGAAACCTTTAGTATCAGTTGCATGCCCTCAAATCGCCGCTTTGTGGCATCCTGAAAACGAATTCGGCCCCGACATGTATACGACCGGCAGCTGCAAAAATATCCCGCTCGTATGCACCGCATGCGGGTACGGCAAAGACAAAGACTGGACGCCTTCGATTGCTGACATTTGCCGGAAAGGCGCAAAGTGCCCGTTTTGCGGTAACATCGTGAGGTAATACCCTTGTACAGACAGAAAAACAAGACTCCCTATAACATGGCGGGTCAGATGAAGGTGGGTCTGATTGGTGAATCTGTCACCATGCACTATCTTGACTACTATTGTGAAAAGCACAAGGACAGGATTGCAGGATTTTCGGATGTACGAGATGACAAGAAATATCAGGAAGACGACATCGACTTCGTTGTATACCGGAAGGACGGCTCTTCGTTCACGGTTGAAGCCAAGGCTGACACCTACAAAACCGGAAATGTCTTCCTCGAAACAGCGGTGAATAGTTTCGCAATCGGCGAAGATGACAAGCTGCTGCGGTTTGGAAAATACCAAAAAGCAATAGCCAAGCACTCGAAGGGATGGCTGTATAAGGAAGCTGACTATATCTTTTATTATTTCACCGAGACCAGGCAGATATATGTCTTTGAGCGCATGGCGGCAATGCACTATCTCGATTTCGCTCTGTGCTCGGATACGGTGTTCGTCCACGATGAACGAAGACCTTTCGGAAGGGCTGCGGAAAATAAAGAGCAACGAAGTAACTACATGCAATACTACGGTACAGGCTTTTGCGTGAACGCGGAACAGATGCGCCGTTCTGATGTCATTGACCACAGGATGCACCGCGTCGGCAACAGGAGTCTACGATTCCCGGAACGCATCGAGCCTGGGAAAGTGTTTGAACATTTTGTAAATCATACTTGTATTTGATACACTTTCGCGCCAAAATATGGTATAATGCAAGTACAGAAACAGAAAGTACTATATGTTGTGCTTATGCACAACATATTCCGTTCTGGACACTGTATGTGGCGCTTTTGTGTTGACAAAATATGCGAATTGCAGATAATTGGTAGTAGGGTAATTTACCCATTTTTTTCGGGAGAGTTACTTCTCCCGAATATGCTTCTGTAGCTCAGATGGCAGAGCAGCTGTTTTGTAAGCAGCAGGTTGCAGGTTCGAATCCTGTCGGAAGCTGATGCCGGGAAGATGACCTCCACGCGGTCGGCATCGGGCAACAGGCTTAACCTCCCTTAGCTTGGCAAACATCTTCGCAGATAACATAAAACTCTTAGAAGATACCAGATATGCTCCGAAACAACATCATAGTTTTACACACACTTACATACACATCTGCTTGCAGCTGGTTGTAGAGCGGCGGCAAGCATCGTATCTGGTATCCCATAAGAGTTGCCGCTCATAAAGACAGCCTCCTCGCGGCGAGCGGCGGTAACACGGGTATTGAGCTCCCCGTGGCAAATGTCTTTTCTCTTGGGTCGTTAGCTCAGTCGGCAGAGCATCGGACTGTTAATCCGAGCGTCGCTGGTTCGAACCCAGTACGACCCGCCACGCGGAGTATAGCAAAGGTAGCTTACCAGCCCCATACGCTGGCGGTTGCAGGTTCAAGTCCTGTCTCCGCACCCATCGTCCATGCCATGACGTTAAACCGGCTATTCATGTCAATCGGTCGGACGTAAAATGACCGAAATATTCTGGTATCGAATACGAAGGTTGCAATGCACCATGGTTAATTCGCCCGCAGCGCACGGGAAAAGGTGGTTCAACTCCACCTGCCAGAGCCATGACCTGTTGGAAGCGATTCTAGCAGCTCAAATAAAACAGGGAGGGCACTCCGATGCAGAAGTAATTCTCGTCCGAATGCAACATCTGAACAGAAGGGACACTCCGATGCACTAACGCACGTCAATTTGACAAACAAAGTGACGAAAGGGTAACTCCAATGTACTGATGAACCTGATGGCGGGCAGCTCCCGTCTTAAAACAACATGATAGGTAGCGCCTATCTGAGTGCGTCCGTACACCTCGGCGTACTCAGCCACCCGATGGGACAGCCTCCACGCGGCGGGTGGTGGACAGCGACTATGCTTGTCACTGACGAATGTCCTTTCAGGAACCGCATTGCATTCCCTGTGCAAACGGTATCCTAAACGGTCAGGAAGCCGTGTGGGCGAGTGCTTCCTCTTGTGCTTCGGCGCAGAAACAACAAATCTCGTCCCGCTAAGCATGCATCGTACGAGCATCCCCGTTAAGCCGGGGCGCAGCCAGACGCGACATAGCCGAAAAAGGCGAGACTGCTGCGCGGCATCTGGTAAGTTTGCCGCAGTCTTACACAGCCCATAGCATTCCGTTGACCCGAATTGACAGGGAAGTAACGGCAGGGCTTGAATTGAAGTTGACCAGTGTCCAAAATGCTTTTCCGGATTCTTTCGTATCGTCCACGCAGAGATTCGCGGAATCGCTAAGAGACATAAAGATGATGTTTCGGGGATGACGACCTACTAAACGGACATCATGGCGGGGCTAAGAGAGGGTTCACCCGCTTTTTCTCATGCAGGCATCGTATAGGGGTTAATACACTAGCCTTCCAAGCTGGTCACGCGGGTTCGAATCCCGCTGCCCGCTCCACCGTCGCCGTCACCGTACGCCACGACATTAAATTTGGCGAGCATGGTCCACTTGTGGTCCGCTGTCGAATGCCAACGGACAGCCAAAAAATCAATCGGCAAACAGGTGCTGCACCTGAAGGTATCCGAAAGTCTCGGCATCAGTCGCGAATGGTGCTGAAAAACATCGGAGAGGATACAGCGCAGAATCCTCCGGGGTTGCTACCGGATGGTGCTGGACGCGAGGTTGGCTTCCTCGCTGAGGGGTGATAACCAGCATAAAACACCCTACCGTGCTTGGTTAGCTCAGTTGGTAGAGCAGTGCATTCGTAACGCGCAGGTCGGCAGTTCGAGTCTGCCATCAAGCTCCACGGTCCGATTGGGTGACGCGCTCTTTGAGAATCCGCCCAAGAAGCTGTCAGCGGGGGCATGCACTTGCTGACGGTTGGCTAAGTCCTTCCGAAAGTCGTCGGAGCCGGAACCGAACACGAATGGGCAACGTAAAGCCCCGCACGGCAGAGCGTTATCTGCTATAGCGCATGACAACTCTAAGTAGGAAGGAGATGATTCCGATGGAGCAGGCAATTATCAACGTCGAAGGCACATCAACGATTGAAACCGCAGCGGCGGTTAAGAAGCTGATTGAGACCTTCGGAAGTCAGAACATCCGTGCTCTCTCGGTCAAGCGCTTGAACGAGAATAGTAACGAAGTCGTTGTTGAACTCGATTTTGTACCGGGTCTGGCACCGCATCTGCACGGCTTCGCTTTGCAGGTCAATGGCTTGACTGCGGGTTGCGACGGCACCGGCCCCTCGAACCTATACGAAGTTCTGCAGGCAGCTGGCGTCGATGAGCGCCTTCTGACGCGTGAGGATATCACGCAGAAGAGCGCCAAGACCATTCCGCTGCATCTGGAGCGCGAGGTCAAACAGTACGGCGAACTTCATTACGCGTAATTACTGGCGGGTCTTTCCCGCCATCATGGGGGCATAGCTCAGTTGGGAGAGCACCTGCTTTGCAAGCAGGGGGTCGAGGGTTCGAATCCCTTTGCTTCCACCACCAGACACATCTCCATCTTGGAAATCGTCTCTGGGCGTGCATTGTACTGTTACACAAGCGCAGTACGGTCATTTATTTGGTGCGGTACTCCTTAACTACACCACGAAGACGATAATCCTGCCCGCACCGCCCCCATCTGAGGGTCATTTACACAGGGTTACGTCAAGCCGAAAACATCATGCCGAGTGGCGAAAACGGCTGCGGCATGGGCGAGACAAATTCGTCTCGTCAGTCATCTTTTGAGAGCGACCTCCACGCGGTAGATGGCGGGCAACGCAGATTTCTGCGGCTAACACTCTCTGATTCTTGGATAGGTGTCCGAGTGGTTTATGGAACTGGTCTTAAAACCAGAGATGCATCCGCGTCCGTGGGTTCGAATCCTACCCTATCCGCCATCAGCAGTCGGATACACTCTGTACCCGGCTGCTTTTTACATATTTGCGCTTCTTTTCATCGTACCAGAATCGTTTTTCTCCCGATGGGAGCCTCTCGGATTCTGTTGCGATTTGTGAACATTACGTTAATCATGGTTGTACTCAGTACACTTTCAAGGAAAAATGTGGTATAATGCATATAGAGCGACAGGGAAAACGAAATATCAGAAGTCCTCCGCTCTTCACATCGTTTCGTTGATGTGGGGACTCACCCCACACAGTAAAAAGGAGAAGTAAAATCATGCGCAAAAAGTCTATGATGAAGAATGTGCTTGCAGTTGCCATGGCTGCTACAGTCGCAATCTCTGTTACCGGATGTAAGGGCAAGAAGAATCAGGATGCTGCCTCTTCTGCTCCTTCCACCAGCCTGAGCGATTCCGCAAGCACCGCACAGTCCGAAACCCCCGACACTGCCGAGAAGGAAGATACCAGCGCGGCGGCGTCCGAGAGCAAGGCTGAGAGTGAAGCCGAGAGCAAGCCCGATTCCAATGCTGCCAGCACCGAGAACAAGACCGCTGAGTCTGAGGCTGCTTCCGACAAGGCTGAGAAGCCCGCTGCCAGCCAGAACACGAACCCCGACAATGTTTCTACTAAGGATGGTCCCGCCAAGGCTCCCGTCTACAACACCCATAAAACCACCACCGGCACCAAGACTCCTGCCCAGAAGCCTGCTGCTGTGACTCCCGCTGCCACTCCCGCCGAGAAGAAGTCTCAGCCCGTCTACACCTTCACCGTGCGCCATCATGACGCCACCTGCACCACGCAGGGCTATGATGAGCATATCTGCAACGAGTGGGGCGGCATGAACTACAACGACAACTATGTTGCCGCCAAGGGTCATAGCTGGGATAACGGCACCGTGACGAAAGCTGCCACCTACACCGAGACCGGCATCAAGACCTTCAAGTGCAAGGATTGCGGTGAGACCCGTACTGAGGAGATTCCTTCTCTGGACAAGACCTACCACATCCTGCAGGTCGTTGCCCCCACCTGCACTTCCGAGGGCTATACCATCTATGAGTGCAATGAGGTTCCGGGTCTTACTTACAAGGGTGATTTCACCGACAAGACCCCGCACACCTATGATGAGGGTGTCGTGACCAAGGAAGCGACCATCTACGAGAAGGGCGTCAAGACCTTTACCTGCTCTGCTTGCGGTGATACCTATACCGAGGATATCCCGATGGTGGAGAAGACTTGGCACAAGGGTGATACGGTTGCTCCCACCTGCACTGAGCAGGGCTACACCGTCTACATCTGCGACCAGGACGCTACGCTGACAGAGAACCGCGATTTCGTGGACGCTCTGGACCATGATTGGGGCGAGGGTGTCGTCACCAAGGCTGCTACCTGCACTGAGGATGGCGAGAAGACCTTTACCTGCTCTCGTGACGGCGCGACCAAGACTGAGGTCATCCCGGCTGTGGGTCACAAGTGGGATGATGGTACTGTCACCACGCCCGCCACCTGTGAGGCTTCCGGCGTGAAGACCTACAAGTGCCTGAACGATGGCTGCACCGAGACTAAGACCGAGGAGATTGCCGCGCTTGGTCATAACTACGATGACGGCGTTGTCACCAAGGCTGCTACCTGCACTGAGGATGGCGTCAAGACCTTCACTTGCCAGAACGACAAGAGCCATACCTACACCGAGGTCATCCCCGCAACCGGTCACGATTACGATGACGGCGTTGTGACCACCAAGCCCACCTACACCGAGAACGGTGTCAAGACCTTCACCTGCCACAACTGTGGTGATACCTACACTGAGAGCATTCCGGCTCTGGGTTACACCTACAACGAGACCGTGGTCGCTCCTACCTGCACTGAGGACGGCTATACCATGCACGAGTGCGTGGAAGATGCCACCAAGTCCTTCAAGGACAACATCGTCCCTGCACTGGGTCATGAGTACAAGGAAGTCACTACTCCCGCCACCTGCAAGGACGCTGGCAGCGTAGATAAGGTCTGTGAACGCTGCAACGATAAGCATCATGTCCGCGATATCCCCGTCAATGAGGAGCATCAGTGGGACGAGGGTGTTATCACCAAGGAGCCTACTGCCACCGAGCCGGGCATCAAGACCTATACCTGCACCGTCTGCAACAAGACCAAGACCGAGAGCATTGCCAAGGTCCATGTCCATGAGTACACGGGTCTTGGTGAAATCGTCAAGGAGCCCTCTTGCGAGACTGAGGGCGAGCGTTGGATGTACTGCACCAATGATGGCTGCGACAGCAAAATTCTCGTTCCTATGCCCGCTATCGGCAGCCACGACTGGGACTTCGAGCACACCGAATGCCTGAAAAAGGCTACCTGCACCGAGCCGGGCACTATGCTGATGCACTGCAAGCGCGATGCTTCCCATACCATGACCTACTCCTACGGTGGTACTGGTCATATCTGGGATGAGGGTGTCATCACTACCCAGCCCACTCATGACGAGTACGGCGTCAAGACCCTGCACTGCAAGAACTGCGATGCGACCATGACCGAAAAGGTCCTGCCCACCAAGTACACCTTCACTGTTACCGTTGTCCCGCCGACTTGCACCGAGGACGGCTATACGATGCACAAGTGCAATGAGGATGACAGCTTCTCTTACAAGGACAACATTGTACACTCCACTGGTCACCATGCCGAGATGCGTGTCATTGAGCCTACCTGCAAGGAAGAGGGTCGCACCGAAATCTACTGCACCGTCTGCGGTGAAGTGAGTACCGTTCTCTCTACCACGCCCAAGAAAGACCATACTTGGGATAACGGTGTCGTTACCACCGAGCCTACCACTGAGCATGAGGGTGTCAAGACCTACACTTGCACTGGCTGCGGCGAGACCAAGACTGAGTCTATCGCTCGTCTGCCCGCGAGTGCTAAGGTGGCTGCAAACCCTATCGTAGCCGGGGCTGAGCCTGTTGTCGAGGTTCCGGCGCAGGAAATGAGCGCCGAGAGCATCAACGCCGAGACCTATGTCGCAGAGACTCCGGTTGAGTCTGCTGTACCTGCTGAAACTCCTGCCGAGCCCGTTGCTCCTGTTGAGCCCGCTATACCTGCTGAGACTCCTGCCGAGCCTGCCGCTCCTGTTGAGTCTGCTGAGACCGAGAAGTCTGCCGAGACTTCCGAGGACAGCACCGACACCAAGCAGGAAGATGCCGACATGCCTAAGGAGACCGAGGCTGAGGTCGTAATCGTTGAGGGCGCTGCGGAGTAAATCTTCCGTTTCCAACACTACAACAGAGGTCCGCAAAGACCTGAATCTATCGAGGCTTGCCGGGAAACTGGCAAGCCTTTTTTATTGTCCGGCAGACCCGCGTGGTGCTGATTACGACACAAAGAAAGGTGATACGAATGATTGATTATATTGAGAAAGCAAAGGCATTCGCCATGATGGCGCACAAGGGCCAGACCGACAAGGCAGGGGAAGACTACTTCACGGCGCATGTGGCCGTTGTCGCAGACGGCGTTGAGCCTGACCCGCTGGTGAAAGCTGCCGCCTACCTGCACGACACGGTGGAGGATACCGGCACCACGATAGATACCATCAGAGCGGAATTCCCTCAGGAAGTGGCTGAGGCGGTCTCTGTACTGACTCGGGAAAAAGATATGACATACGCAGAGTATATCTGGCGTGTTAAGCAAAACGACATTGCCGTCAAGGTAAAACGCGCAGACCTCGTCAGCAACATGGACCTTAACCGAATCCCGTATCCTCTCACAAGCAAAGACCTTGCGCGAGAAGCCAAGTATCTCCGTGCCTACAAGATGCTTGATGGCAGAAAGACAGTCTCTGCCGTAAACCCCTATGCTCTGTATGACTATCTCATCACCTGCGGATGGGAGAATGACCCTACTGAGAATTCAGCATCCGAATCTCCCGTTCTGAAAGCGCCTTCCGGCTCCTACAAGGTGCTGGTTCCCCTTGATATGCTGCGTACAGATTACGAGCAGCGCCTCAGAGATGCTCTGGAAACGCTTTGCGTCTTCGAGGCGGCACCGATGTGCGATATCCTCGGAACGCTCTTATACTGGACGCCAGCGCCCGCAGAGAGCAAGTCCTGAGCCGAGGAAAGCGCTATTTCTGAAACTTGCAAAGACTCGCGTTTGTGTTGCTGTTGCTTTTGCCTGTTTTCTGACGGGGCAGATTCGAGGCAGATTCAGCACTGATTCGCGCCAGACGAATACGACAAGCAAGCGCACAAAATGCGACTCGCTCAGATGTTAATTGTTTGTGAATCATACTTGTACTCGCTACAAATCCGCGTCCAAATATGGTATAATACAAGTATAAAAACAGCGATAAAATGTGATATTCGCTGTAAAATCAAGCCATGCAACTGTCGTCTGCTTTTGCGGATGACATACTATGCTCCAGTGGCGAAATTGGCATACGCGGCAGATTCAAACTCTGTTTTCTCCGGGTTCAACTCCCGGCTGGAGTACCATTTTTGAAATTAACTCAGGGGGTGATTTCGTGAATAATATAAGCGCTGTGGCCATCGGAATGCTCATCGCCGCGCATCGTGAAGGTGACGAGGAAAAATTCAGGGCTTATGTCGAGCTCATTGCCGAAACCTATGAGCAACAGGGAAATGACCATGCCGCTAACATCATCCGCAGCTACTATACGGGTGATTATGGCGAGCAGGGAAAAGTTATTCTGGATGAAGCAACAGAACAAACTACATACTACGAGACAGGCTGGTATGAACCTGATGTTTTGGGGTCCGGTGGCTCCTATCGCGGAGTTACAAAGGCAACTTCCGAGGAAGAAGCATTGCAGCGGCTGCTGAAACACTCTGCCGACTATGCACAGCGAATCACCTTATACAAAAAAGACGGCAAAATCGTAAAGCGGGAAATTTCTGAGTATGACCAATGGGAAAAGAAGTGGAGGACAGCCGAATGAAGTGGAATGTATTTTCTCTCAAAGCCGTTAAAGAGGCATTAAAACCCAAGTTTGTGTTGGAGAAGGTCCGTTATGTGACGGATGACGAGGAGTACGGTGAAGGCGAGTCTACGCGCCTTGTCTTCCGTAATGTGGAAGAGATGCCGGAAATCGACTATATTAAGCGGACCGTCTGCACATTCATTCAGGACACCTACATTCACTTCAAGGACAAGAGCCTCAAGCCGATGCGCCTTTGGCAGGATAATCTCAACGAAAGCGAAGACCATATCCGTTATTCCACGAACAGCCTTGTGTCGCCGCCGCTGGAACTCATTGGCGAAACATACATTTCTGACGAAAGCTACACACACAAGTGGCTGGTAGCCCAAGGAGGAATTGAACTTCTTGAGAGAGCGTCCATCACCATCGACGTAGATGTCATCTATGCCTATAACAATGTCGATAAGGTTGAGAAAAGTTCCGAAGACGGCGAAGTACATGGCGTTCTCATCAACAGTACAATGTATCTGCGTGAATCGGAAATCAAACAGGTTGCTCGGCTTATCAAGGACGAAAAGCTCCGTAACCGCGTATTGACGCTGATGCGCTCTCATCGCCGCATTGTGTCGGCTCCCGAAAAAGAGAATCGCAATATTCGGGAAGTTGCTTCTGCGCAGATGCTGAGTCAGGAGTAATCGATGGAGCATAGAATTTCAGAAGTCGGCGCTCAGATGCTCAAATATCAAGAGCAACTCGCCAGAGATTATGGATACAAGCCTATCCCACGCACCTTTTTCTGCGATGTGAGAGCCGAGTTTCAAAAGGCATTGCCGGAATGGTGCAATGTGTCCGGTGACACGATTTCGCTCGAAACCGCTGATGGCACAGTCATTACCAACGGGTACAACCGTATCGTGATTGGTGACTATGGTGCATTTGTTGAGTTTTCCCGCGTCCAAGCCTGTATGCGCCGCCTCAAAATCAAAGAAGGGCAAATGTATCGCGCAAAAGACCCTCGCTATGCTGAGCATGTCAAATATCTCTGGCTTACGGCAGATGATGGTTCGAATGTGAAGGTTTATGAACAAAAGCGTCCGGTAGAATACGCTGATTATAAGTCGGGAATGCTGTATGTCAGTGTATATGAGGTGTTCCCACACATCTAAGAAAATCAAAATATGAAGTTTTACCCAGTTCAGGGTTGGTTTTTTTATCGAGAGTGCCGTAAAGACTACTGGCTCACGGAGGTAACCGACAATGACTGACTCAGACAAAGCAATTGCATTGCGCCCATCATACTGGGCAAGCGTATCTGGCGGAAAAGATAGCCTGTATATGCTCAATTACATACTGCACCATCTGGACAGATACCCGCTTGACGGCGTGGTTCACTTTGAACTCGAAATCGACTACCCGTTTATACATAACGTTATCGACTATATGGAAACGGAGTGCAAGCGAGCTGGCATCCAATTTGTGCGAATCAAGCCGAGGAAAACGTGGGAAGAATTGTATGATAAATGCGGTTTCCCAACAAGAAAAGTAAGATGGTGTAACGGTCACTATAAACTTGATGCAAAGCGGCAACTATCCGAATGGCTGAACGAAGTCGGTTTTTATGTAGTGCATTACATAGGCTATTGCGCCGATGAAGAACACCGTTTTAACAAGCGGTTGAGTTCCAAAAAGTTAGAGATATACCCTCTCGCAGAAAACGGCATTAACGAGGATGTGATTTTGGAATGGGCAAAGACACAGCCGATTTTCAACAACTACTACAAAACCAACAAGCGCTGCGGTTGTATGTATTGCCCCATGTCCTCGTATTTGAATTTCGCATATCTGTATAAATACTACCCCGAAAATTTCCGGTATATGCTCGAAAAAATGCGGGAGACGGAAGAATTGAGAGAGAAAGAGCTTGGTAGACCGTTCTCTGTGATTTCATCGAATCCCAAATATAATGCGGATTACTTGGAACACATCGTCAAAACGAAATGGCTCAAAAAGCTCATTGAAATAGAGATGACCAACAATGACTATGTCGATGCGCATTGCGTCGGTGTGGATGTGGATGGTAACATCACTGTCCACTGGGTTGCATTAAAGAGTATTGGCAAAACGGTGTTTTCCAACGCAGTTGACGCTGCCAAGTATGCCGCAGAAATGTCGGATTATTATGATAAGCACTACTCCTTTGGCGGCAAGCAAATCAAAAGAACACAGTGGGAACATTTTCTTGAGAAGGACTAGGCATGGGCAAGCACAAGAATAAAAAGCGCACACCAATAGGTTCACTTCCTCAAATCCTCGCGTCTTTGGCGCAGATAAACCCAAAAAATCTCAACCATAAGTTGGTTCCGGCATGAAGAAGTAAAACAGGAGCGGATATGAGTTTACACGGAGAGCCCTTGTTTGAGGGACTGAATTTTAAGGATTTGTTCGGGAAAGAACTTATTGTCGATAAAGTGTTCTGGAGTTATGACGGCATTTCGCTGCTCTGCGTATGCAAGGATGAGGACGAAAAATTGTATTTCTGTAACTGCACAGAAGTGCGAAGCGAAGAGCGTTGGGTCCTGTATCCGGCAACAGAGCAGCAAATCGAACAAATCGTCAGTAAAAGCAAGACCCCGGCCGAAGTATTCCGGGATAGCCGTGTAGTGTATATATATACCATCGGCTTGGATACAGACCAAGGAACATTGAGGGAACTGACTGTCGATGAACTGTCAGATGCAGACAAACTTCCGGAAGGAGAGTATGTGTAAATGAGCAAGCACGAACTCGGCGCAGACCGCGTTTTCCACGAAGGTGCTGGTTACTGCGAATAAACATCAACCACAAGTTGATTGACCAGAACCACAAAAGTGGTATAATGTAAACAGAACGAAACGAAAGGAGACAACCGAAGATGCTGTGCAAGACTGTTAATGCTATGTCGTTTGCTGAGTATAGTTATGAATCTGAATTCGAGTCCTACGAATCCAGCTTTGTTTCCTATACCCATCGACAGGCAAAAACAGACCTCGAACGGCTGCGGTGCGTCTTCTGACGGCATTTGCATTCCGAACGCTGCTTGTCGATTCATTTCGGCAGGCAGCGTTTTTTTGTTGCCTGCAATACAGAAAGGCAGCAAAAGAAAATGAACGTTCCAACCATCGATATCCAGCAAACAGGTGCCAATATCAAGGCACTGCGAAAAGCGGCAGGCATCAAGGTAAAGGATGTGGCGGATACGCTCGGTGTCTCCACACAGGCGGTAGCCAAATGGCAGGCAGGCACTGCACTTCCTACCATCGACAACCTTGTGATTCTCGCCGCGATGCTCGATACGAAAATCGATGACATTCTCGTCATCGCATAAACCCTCGCCGCAGGATTGCGGCTATATGGCCGAATAGACGAATTGGTTAAGTCGCAAGCCCTTCAAGCTTGAGAGTGTGGGTTCAAGCCCCATTTCGGTCACCATCTGCTTCTGTAGCTCAGTTGGTAGAGCAGTAGGTTGAAGCCCTATGTGTCGCTGGTTCGATTCCAGCCGGGAGCACCATATGCGCCGGTATGCAAGAGGTTAAAGCAGGCGGTCTGTAAAACCGTTCCGTTACGGTTCGTAGGTTCGAATCCTACCCGGCGCACCATATGTGTCGGTATGCAAGTGGTTAAAGCAAACGGTCTGTAAAACCGCTCCGTTACGGTTCGTAGGTCCGAATCCTACCCGGCACACCATAAGGCCCCTTCGACAAGTTGGTCTAAGTCGCCAGCCTCTCAAGCTGGAGTCGGCAGTTCGAGTCTGCCAGGGGTCATACAAGCACCCACAACGAGATAGTAAAGTTTAGAGTTCGGTAGTCAACTTTATTGTTTAACAAAACGGGTGCATATCTGCAGAGGTCGCCCAAAGGTAGGGCAACGGATTGCTAATCCGTCGTCGGGTCAATCCCCGGCTTGCGAGTTCGAATCTCGCTCTCTGCGCCATATGCTCATGTGGCCGAGTGGCCGATGGCAGCGGTCCAGAAAACCGCCGGTGAGAAATCGCCCGAAGGTTCGAATCCTTCCATGAGCGCCACTGCCTCTAAAATCTTCGATTTCAGTCGAGGATTTTAGGGGCACTTTTTTGTTTGTATCTTATTTGTTACGAATCAGCGTTCATGGTTGTACTGAATACACGTTTGTGGTATAATGCTAATAAAGTAACGGAGGTGCGCCATGATTTTCGAAATGACCGAAAAGCAGTATCAGCTGTTTTTGTATGTCATGCAGGTAATGCAGACATTCTACGGCAACAACTTTTCTTCCATCTGCAAAGAGGTCGGGGACGCCTACGGTGTGAATGATGTGGATATCGAAAAGGCATATATGATATTCACCGACTTCAAGGTCACGGCTCCCGTGCCTACCATGCAAAACGCAGCAGGGGAAATCTATCAGACTGCGCTCGCGGCAGCGGATATCGAGGCAGGGAACAAGGAGACCCCGTATACTAAGCGCATCGACATGAACGAAAGTGCTTGGGTAAAAGCTGCTGCCATCCTCGATGCGTATTCCAGAATCCTAATGGGACAGTTCAGCATCATCTATGAGGTTCTCGATATAGCTGATACCGACAACAAACCGCAGCTGCAGGCGTATCATGACGCTCGTTGGGGCGGCATCGGCATAGCGGAAGCCCGTGACCTTCTGATTCCGCAGCTGAGAAAACTCCGGGTTGGCTGGAATGGCAATTTCGGCATCTCCAACGCAGGGCTTGCCTACAACAGCAAACTTGCCTATGAGATGCTCAAAGCAATCCTGTATGCGTGCAGGCAAGGGGACGGCACCGTTCTGAAAGTAACGGACGAACCGCTGATGTATGCGCCCGGCAAATCAAATATTCATGCGTTGTAAAGCATCTTTTTAAGAAGGAGATTTCATGAAAGCCAACTATAAAGTCGTAAACAACCGTCAGGCGCAGCTGAAAAAGGTCATTCAGAATTTTGAGCCTACGGGTGTGTGCGCGTTCCTCATGTTTCGCTACTATGTTATGCAACTGATGGCCGAATCGGAAGCTGCAGGTGGGCTGAATGTACCGCTTAGCGATTCCGCTGAACTGCGAGTGAGTGACAATGTCGATGGGTTCTTCTCCAGTGCGAAGGATGAGGCTGTTTCGAATTATCTTGACCCTGACGACGAATCTAAGGATGTCATCATCCATTTCGATGGCACTCCGGAAGAATTCTCCAAGGAACTTGAATCGTACATTCTCGTGGCTATGGTTAGCAACTTTGAGCACGCATTCCTCGATTTTTCGGATGTCACCGGTATCAGCCGTGGGCACTTCGAGTTGGCTGTCGCAAAATTTATGTCCGAATACGAACAGACAGAAGGAAAGGTCAACAGCTTTTGTGACTACGAATATGAGGAGTGATGAGTTGTGACGGTTCTCAAAAATGCACTCGCGGTAAATGACGGCAAAGCGGTCGTCATTTCGATAAAACGCGAATGGCTTGCTAAAATCATGTCGGGTGAAAAGACGCTCGAAGTCCGCAAATCTCGGCCTTGGGAAATCTCGTTTCCATTCGCTGTATTCTGCTATGAGACAAAGGCAAACGGCGGTGCAGGGGAAATCATCGGGGCTTTTACCTGCGAGGACATCGACCAGCTGAACTGCCTGACAGGATTGTCTCCTTACTATGCAGACGGCGAAAAGCTGTCCGGTATGGCGGATAAGTTTATTCGGGAAAGCTGTATCGATATAGCCGCGCTGTTCGAGTATGGCAACAAAACCGGCATGCTGTATGGCTGGAATATCTCAAATGTCCGCAAACTTTCTCTGCCCATGCATCAGCTGCACCTGAAACGCGCCCCGCAATCGTGGCAATACATCAACCTGAACGCAGACGACATAGAAAGCGTAGCTGCCGCCAGCGAGTGAGCAGGAAGCGTAGCTGCGAAGAAATTGGCGAAGGCGAAAGCGTAGCTGCATCTTAAAATCCCCCTTGCACAGTTGTGCGAATCGAATAGAATAGTAAGTGCATGATAGATACCATCTTCTGATTCCCCATACCGGTAGATTCACAATCTGTTATGTGCTTAGAGCAGACTCTCGAAATGAGAGTCTGCTTTTTTGTTTCCATTTTCAGAAAAGGAGGTAAACCTTGAATACCAGAACATTTACGCAATTTGCAAAAGCAGCCGAAAACTGCCGCTACAAGAACGATTTTCAGTTTGATTTGGTGCAGTGCGAGAAAGCGTATCAAATGGGCGGCGAGATGCGGATTGAAGCCGAATGCTGGCTGAATCTCTTTGAGAGCCTTGGAGAAGACGACATCAAATCCTATGTCAAGTCGGTCTATAGGCCAGGAGACCTTGACCCGTTTCGCAAGAAACTGCCGAAGGAGTAAGTCCCATAATGCAGATACTATTTCATCTCATGGCGAATACCGGATGCTTGCCGGACAAGGTCGTTCCGCAAATCCCTACGAATCGGATGAAGGGGGAGGACCAGGAAACACCGAGAATCTGTACCGGACACACACTCGATGACTGCCTGACCGGCATCGGTATCCCGCATTTCATATCGAGTTTCCTGCTATCGGAAATTCGGCAGGGGAGAAGCGCGAAACACGCCGCCGAGACGATGCTCCTGCCGTTCGTCGGAAGAGTGTATTGTGTCGAGGATAACAACCCAGCACTGATACTGGACGATAAGACAAAGTATTTCGTGGCGGATTCCGTTGTCACGCACGAATGCTGGCTGACGGAGTACATCGACCCCATCAGAACGGAAAAGCTATGGCTCGTGGACGGAGAAGTTCAGTTCATACCGTTTTCGCATAACGGCAAACAGTACGAATACCCTGTCGTTCTCGATTCTCAGTGGTCTTCGATTCCGATGCAGCCCGCTCCTGAATTCCGAAAATGCCTTCTTGACATCACCAAGAAATGGCTTGAGGAAGAATAAGATGCGAGAAATGTGCCGTGAATAACAACACTGAAATGCAAAAATCGCACACAAAACCATGGCGGAGTCTTTTTCGGAAGACTTCGCCTTTTTTTGTTTTTCTCTTGCGTATCCTTGCGAACGGCATAGAATTGGTATTGTACGATAGATAACATTCTACACAGCCGAATCTTTCGGGCGTACATCATTCACAATTCTGTTTTCAAATTAGGCAGACTTACCATTCGTGGTAGGTCTGCTTTTTTTGTTTTCAGAAATCCGTATCCATCTTTTTGAACGCGACTGCAAGGAGGTCCGCTATGTTTAATCGCAATCCAAAGAAAAACACCCGCTTCGCCATCTATGCCGGTAACCCAGGTTTTTCCGGCATGGTTATCTGCTCCGATTTTATCGGGTATGTCAAAGCCCCGTCGCTCAGCGATGCCTATGATGCAGCGTATCGGTATCTTGCCAACAGCGGATATACCGCCATCGTAGTCCGTGAAGCATGAAGTTTTTCCGACAACCGAACATCAATAACATCCCGCCGAACAGCTATTGTCGGCGGGAACTTTTATTCAAAGGAGTAATCACAAATGAAAATGAACGACAAACAGAAATTCTATGCCGGGACCACCGCTTTCATGCTCAGCGTTATCACCATCATAGGCTGCTTAGCCTGCTTTTTCTCGACGCCTGCGTATGCTGCGCCGGTAAAGCCAGCTGATGATTCTGATATCGAGTATGTCACGCCGTTGGAGGTCCATTTTAGGGAACTCAACGCTCAGCCGCCTTTCGCGCCGGTACTTACTGTACCTGAGCAGGAGGTGGCCAAGACAGAGCCCGAATCCGAGCCTTCTGTCGAGACGGCAGAGACTGCTCAGGAACCGGCAGAAGAACCTGTGACGGACACGATGCCTCAGAACCTTTCTGACAATGAGTACGCCATCTATACAGCGTTGCGGGATGCAGGTCTTTCTAAGGCCGGCACTGCAGCTGTGATGGGGTGTATGGCAATGGAGAGCGGGCTTCGCGTTACTGCCGAGAATCCGAACGATGGAGGCTATGGGCTTCTGCAATGGACGCACGGTCGCAAGACGAATCTCTTGAACTGGTGCTATGCATCGGGTCTGGATGCAAGTTCCGTGTCCGGTCAGGTCCAATTCTTTGTCCATGAGCTCAATGCCACCTACAGTCAGGCAGCGGGGTACTCGTATCCGGTATACGAGACACTCACCACGAGCGACAGTGTAGAAGATTGTCTTGCGATGTTCTTCTCGCACATGGAAGCCGGTGTGAATGTTCCTATCTCGTCCAGCAAGGTCTATTGCGGGAATCTGACGACCTTACAACTCTACAACAAGCGGCTGAACGCTGCTTACAAGTATTTCTAAAAAATGAGGCGATTTACTATGACAAACACTGCGTATAAGACTCGAAAACTACTGTCTATGCTCTCCAGCGCTGAGAAGGAGAACGACGGTCTGATGCTGACGCATAACCTGCAAAACATGCAGCGCAACGGCAAGCAGACGGGCTGCTACGGACACATCATGAATATCTTGAACGGAAAATGCGTGTATGTGACCACAGAACGGTCTTGCTATCAGCCGATTGCCGACAAGAATATGGTTCGCTATGCCGCCGATATGAAGGATTACTCCTCTGTATCGCTCGGTGCCAGGGGCCGCAACCAGTTCGTGACCAATGATGAGTTGGTCGGAAAAATCGTTGACATGCTTCGCTAACCGGAGCAAGAAAAGGAGTATCGCCATGAACAGAATCATCTATACCATCTTCAAAACCTTAGCCGCCCTGTTTGTTCTCTTCATCATCCTGAGCATCAGTGCTTTGGCACAGTCCTTCACGCTGCACAATATTGCGCTGCTCGTGTTCAGTGTCATCTGCCTGAACAAATGCTGCGGCATCCTGTTAAACTAAGGAGAAAAAATCATGAAGAATAAATACAAAGTTGTTGCCTTGGTTCCTTTGGAGTTCTCTGTTGAGGGAAACTCCGATTCCAAAGAGGCAATCGAATCCGTCAAAAACATTTTCAAAGCGTGTCGGGATGATAACGACTACGCGGACATCGTTTTTGATGGTATCGAAGAGTCACTTCGTCACGACAGTATCGAGTACAAAGTTGAAGCCGCCCAGCCTGAACCTGAGGTGAAGGCAAATTCCGATATCCGTTCTGTTGCCTCCGATATCTGCGACGTCTTCGAAAACTATCTCGATGAAAACGGTGTCTGTATTGTGTGTAACGATGCAGACGAGGAACAAGACCGAAAAGCAAACGAAAGCGGCGCAATGTTGTATGGCATGGAATATTGGCATCTTGTCGAAGATGTCGAGTTCCGTGTGAATCATATAAATACACAATACAAGCTGTTCACCGTCTTTGATATTATGGAGGCATTTGATAAACTTCTCATTTCCAAAAAGCTTGGTGACTTTGTACCGAGCGGCGAAACTCGTTACCGTTTGTATGAAAAAATCCTGAGCTGTCTGCGTTCTATCAGGGAGGAATTGTAATGAGTACGAAAGGTTGGAACAGTCTGAAACCCATCACAGCCCCTGACCAGATGCCAGCACCCATCCACTGGAATCCAATGAGTGATGACTTGAAACAATGGATGGACAGCCATCAGGTATATAACGGCGAATCGAGATTCTCCAAAGAGATGCTCGATGCCATGAAAGCACTGCATGACAAGATTCTCAGCTTCGGCGGAGACGAGGTCTGTATGACTGCCTACGACGAAGACGCCGTAAAAACACTCAGTCGGGGGCAGTTCTTCTATGGCAGCAGCTATATGCGCAAGGGTCAGCCCAGTCAATGTCACGCGAATTCCGCTTATCTTTGGGATGCAAACCGTGGTCACTGCTCTATTGCGACCGGGTACGCTCTTTCTGAGGACGGGCTTTGGCGTTGTCATTCCTGGGTCGTACAGCCCCGGAGTCGCACGATGCGCGTCTGGGAAACGACCGTTAAGCGTGTGGCGTATTTCGGATTCGTGATGAACGATACCGAATGCCAGGAGTTTTTGGACAACAACACCTGACTACAGAGGGGTCATTTGCGTGAACGAATCTAACAATATCCAGAAGTTATCTGAATACGGCATGATTGCTCCGGACGGAACATGGTATCCCTGTGAGTTCGGAGAACATGCGGCTCTTGCGGGGCGCATCATCATGCAAAACAGAGTACGCCTGAACCTCTCTGATAAGGAAGTCTTGGACATGGCCTATGATTGGAGCGGGAAAGGTCTCGATTACCTGTACCGGCGCGGCTGGATTGCTGTTCGTAATCCGTCTTTAGGAAAAACATTCCTCGATATGGACACTACCAAAACCGCCACGCAGGCACAGATGAACACCGTTTTCGATTACATCCACAAATATGAACGCTATGACATGGATATTTCCAAGCTCACAGCGTTCTAAAAGGGGAATTGAAATGAATAATACTATGATTCCGATTTTACCGGAACTGAAATCTGCGATGAAGCAGGTAACAAAACAATATCAGTCGGACTTTGACCTCGACACAAAGGTCATTCAGAAAGCCGCAAAGGAAGCGAAAGCCGACGGTAAACCTCAGACATTTCTGTGGTTTTGCCGGGAAAGCGGGACCTACATTGCGCGGGAATCTAACGCGTATTTGAAGGAATCGCCGATGTACATCTCCTACCACTACTACGCGGACCAGCAGAGACGGGAAGCAAAAGGCATCAAGGCATATGTCGTCACCGTTACGGGACTTGATGGCAGAAAACCCTTGGGATTCGCAACGCCCATCAACTACTTCAAGGAATGTGAGCGACAGAAACGGTATGCCGTTCCTGCAAATCGGATTGCTCTGCATTTCGAGAAGGAGACGGTCGTTACGGAAAGACCCAAGACTATCCCGCGCCATCATAGCGAGTACGGAGAACTCAAATCCGTCACCTATCTGCCGGATGATGCTGCTGCGCTCGACTATGCGCTTTCCATGGTGCATCAGAGCCGCGAGAAGTCCAGCCGAAAGGTAGGTGCCTGAATATGGGTAAGATTATCGAGTTGTCCCATGACGATGTTCAGAACAAACTTGCCTATGCTCTTATCTGCGAGACTATGGAGGGTGCATACTGGAATTCCGGGCGCAGACGCCGCATGTTCAGCAAAGCCTTTACGCGCAGTGAACAGCAGCGCATCTCGAACATCAAGGCTAAGGCACATAAGTGGTATCTCGTTACAGGCGTGCCGGAAAAGGTACGCATGAGTTACGATAACTACTTGCTGTGGCAACGCCTTGCGAACTTCTGTGCAGCTATCTGAGTATCAGCAATGCAATACAATGGGCTTTCCTTTTGGGAAGGCCTATTTTTACTTGCATGTTTGTGCGAACCGAATAGAATGGAAGTGTACGATAGATAACATTCCACTTAGCAGCATTTTCCACCGTACAATTCACAATCTGTAAACAACAAGCAGACCCACCATTTTGGCGGGTCTGTTTGTTTACTTGGAAAGGAGAAATTGCCTACGACAAACACATTAACTGTAGATTTTAGCTATGTTGCCGAATTGGACAACGGTTCCAACCTGAGCATGGTATACGGCGAGGATATCGCCGAGAAAGTATGAGGTGAAACTATGATGTATTTGAAGCAATTCCCGGATATTTGCCGGGAGATGGGGCTTGCCATGAAGGAAAACTCCAAAATTGTCACTCTGAGTGTCCCGGACATTTGCTACTCTATTGCCATCAACAAGAAACTCTTCTTGGAAGACCTTGAGTTGGTGGTCGATTCCTTTGACGATGTGCATGAAGCAATCGCCATTTTCGAAGCCGATGTGGATGCTGGAAAATTCAACGACATGGGTGTGGATGACTTCCAAAGACTCCAATCCGTCTTTGAGAAAGCCAAGGAAACTGGCCGGCTCAAAGATGACACCGGCCTGTTCCAGGCAGAGGTAGGGTTCTACGCTCAGCACGCCGAATGTCTCAAGACTGTTCTTGAAAAGCTGCTGGAAAAGCTGAAAAAGGAAGTCGATAAAGCGCGTCTCTATTCCACGTCTTCCCATGACTTTCCGATTGTCATGAAACAGATTGATGCATCCTGTTACAAAGCATATGTGCCCACGAAATCTAATAATGGGTTCATTGTTCAGGAATACATCTTTGACCTGGATGACATTGGAAAAAACAATGAGCAGAAAATCCGTGCTCAGTTCAATGAACTTTTCCAGAAGACGAACGCTGCTGACAGCTACCGTCTTTTGGCGGAGCTTGCCATCGAGGTTGGATACTTTGACCCGGCCTGCGGAATTTTTTTCAAAAGTATGGGCGACGCTGTGTCGTACATCAAAGCAAAAACCGGTGTTGACCTGAAAGTTGTGCAGCCTGATAAGACGAATCTCGATATGATTCGAACCGTGGACAAGTTCCATTTGGCAATGTTGCTGAATCATATTTGCGCGGATAGCAAAAATCGTCCCTCCTCCACCACAGGCTGGTGTGAATGGTTGGGCAATAACTGGAATTCTATGACTTGAACCATTTTTTAGAAAATCGAAAAACAGGAGATAAAACTATGGCACGGAAAGAAATCAAAATTTTCATGGATTCCAAGGAAGTATCTAACTTCCTGAAAGTCATTGACTGGTCCTGGCTGTTCACCTTCCTCAGTGAACGCTACAACGTCTCGCTGAGCCCCCGCAAAGAACTGAAAGAACTGCGCGATGGTGCAGCAATCATCAAAGTCGAATGGCCTGATGAATTGATTGAAAAGTGTGGGATGATGGCTGATGTATTTTCGTCGGTCAAGCTTGCTACGTTTGATTCGTGTTTCAAGCAAGTCGTGGAATACGATGAAGATAAATTCAATAAAGAACGTGAAGCATGGTTTTCCCATCCGACAAAGATATTCAGCTATCTTGATTGTGATGGCACCGTCAAGGAACGCACTCTTGCGCTGAACATTTCACTTCGTTATACGCTGTATGACGGAGGCTATAATTTTGCAACACTGCTCTATGCGGTTTATTCCGACGTGAACGGCTGGACTGTTCAGATGGAAAAGGAGTGATATGAAGAATGTGCTCTGGAAAAATCCGAAATTCGAGGGCTTAACGAAGTAAGTATTTAGGAGGAAAAATATCATGGCAAACAATATCAACCGCGAGGGATTCAAAAGGTTCCTCGAGCTCGGCGCTCCTTCGTTCGAAGGCAATATCATTCTTGATTCCGGTGAGCTGTCCGAGTATTACTACCGTTTTATGCGCATACCGCTCGCCTATGGTGAGCACAAGGTAGATGTTCTGTACGGGCAGCGGTTTTATGGAACCTTGGAAAATAAACCCGTAACATTCAACCAGGAGATACGCTTCCTTTGCCTCGTTGTCGATAATGCCAAAACCGTCAATGAAACATTGGACTTCAAAACGATTTTCTGCCGTTCTTCTTTTACCTCGGATTCTGTCATAGAGGAAATGGCACCGAAGCTGTTCGATATGTTCCGAGAGAATGTGACGGAAGAAGACAAGAAGAAAATTCTCAAGGGCGGTTATTACGACAAGATAGCACGACAGAACGCTTTCTGTCGCATAATAAATGAGCATAAGAATTATCGCAGCCCTATTGACAGCATTGTCGATGAGATTGGAAAAGGGTCTTGCTTTGGCCTGACATCCACAAATGCCGATGAACTGGTAGTGGATTATCTTGCTAACCCCACCGGCTGGGCTGAACGGACGATGGAGAGAATCAAGAAAGCGAGCCTTAAGTATTCCGGGCTCCAGTTCTGGATTACATTGGCCATGACGGAGGAGTTAACGGAAGAGTACGTGAAAAAGTACAGCAATCCCGATACTCCTGAAGGGAAATTCAAATCCTTGACAGACAGCATCAAGAACTATAAGAACGTCCACCTTGGCTTGGACGTCAACGGAGAAATTGACTCTGTCAAGTACCCCGTTGACGGAATTTTCAATATGGATGCCATGTATGATGGATATCTCGATACATGGAACATTGCTCCGCGTAGTGAAGAGGAACGCATTGAGGAATTTTTAGAGGAAAACGATGCTCTTCTTAAAAACCAGGATAAGATTCCGTTCAAGTATATTTCGGATATCCGTTACGGAAAGAAAACGGTCTGGAAGAATCCAGATTTCGAAAACTAGGCTACCCAACTTTTTTCGGGGGTTTTATTCAAATTGACTCGACAGCAGCTACTCCAGAACGGAGCGGCTGCTGTTTTTTGTGCCCTCATACTTGCCGGAATGTGCGAGCTGGATATAATACTTAAAAAGGCATACGGATTCAAGAACCAAAAAGCGAACCCCGAAATAGGTGTTTTTGGACTTACACTATTTTCTCGGTCAGAACGAAGGTTCAAAACTTAAAGTCCCCGTTTTATAGTGGCAAATTTATAAAGGAAATGCACTACACAAACGTATAAACAACTACTAATCACGGGATAAGGAGTGAGTGGACTGTTCTCCACATCTAAAATAACACTCTTCGCCACTCGTCTTCGAATGAGCAACATTTTTTACTTGCCAAAATATGCGAACTAAGTAGAATGGGTATTGTACGATAGATACCATTCCAAATCAAAAAGGCTTTCTGCCTTTCGTACATTCACAATTTCGCTTAAAGGGCGGACTTCTCGATTCTGAGAGGTCCGCCCTTTTCGCATCCAAAACACTTAAAGGAGTTTGTATCATGAACAAAACTGTACCAACTATCGAAATGAACCCCATCGATGACATCCAGCATCTGCTCGAGGAATCCGGCTGCTATGAATCGGAAATCGAAATGATGAAAACTGCTGGCACCTACGATGCGTTTGTCCGCAAGGTCCACGATGCCATCGACTGGGGTTACCTTTGCACACAGATGACTGAACTGGAGAACAACACGATTGCCGCCGCCATCGACAAAGTCCATGGCATGACTACCAAGACGGAGGATGATGCGTGATGTTTAAGAATCTGGTGCGTTCGGAAAAATACCTCATTACAGCTGTGCTTTACCTGCCTAAAAACATGGACACCAAGATGGTTTCGTTCCTGTCTTCGGGCGCTGGCACCGCAATGCTCGATGACTTGGATAAGCGCGGATACCGTGTTTTCTGTGTTTCGCTCAATTTCGAGCTAAACGCCGAATTGACCAATACTTACAGCTGCAAGCCCGCCAATTCACTGCTCGAATTGATGAAGCGTGACCTGCGCCTTATCTCCGAGCCGCACATCTACATTGCTGGGTACTGTGACCGGAACGCATCCGAGTGGCAGATGGTCAAGAACTCGACCACAGGTCTTCCTCTCGTATCGCTGGTAGACCATCCTACCGATGCACGGACAAAGGAAGCATTCCTCTATCGGCTCAATGAGAACGGAGAAGCCTGCATGGTGTTCGATTCCGCTTACTTTGGCTCCGAGCACACGCCGATTGGCAGCTACCAACTCACCGAAAAGGAAATCCGCGCCGTTCAGGCAGCGCTTCGCAGCGAGAACTATATTTACTAATCACAGGAAGGAGTATGCAATCATGAACCTTATCATTAACACGGTCGGCGGTCAGCTTCTGACTCTCACCCCGGAAATGCTTCAAAAAAAGCTCGGCCTCAAATCAGACATTCTTTCGCTCGGTATTGAGGTATCTGACGGCAATACCGCAATTACCGCTCAATCCTATACCAAATGGGAGTGCGCAGGCAATACAATTTGCCCTCTCATTGATGTGAATGTGAAGAATGGCGGCAAGGAAATGCAGGCAGCAATGTTCCAGCTTCCGACGCCCGAAATCCCCGCTCCGTTCTGCCGTCTGTATGACGAGCAGGGCAGCGATGAGGAAGACTGGTTCGCAGCCGCAAGCTTCTCGCCCCGTTCTGACAATGATGACAGCAAGCATCCTGTGTTTGTGGACGACGGTTTCGGAAAGCCTGTCCCGGCATCCGATGTCATCCAGAACCGTGACGGAGAGTTTTCTTCACGGTGCTCGACCAGCAAGGAACTGTTTGACTTCAATGTCAAGGTTGCACAAAATCGCTGAGTTCGCTTTTAGTACAGCAAATCTATGTATGACAGGGAGTTGCCTTCGGGCAGCTCCTTTTTTTGTACCTTTTTCGTTGCACATTCTTGCGAACCGCATAGACTGGTATTTAGGGAGGTGTTTTCATCCTTGAAAATCAAAAGAGAAATGCCCGTTTCAGTATCACCTACACTCAAATCCGCGTTTTCACTCGGGACAATCGTTAAGGTTCGGCAGGACGCCGACCAGAAATATATAATTATCGGTTATGCAACCGACATCGTGCCCTACGCCTATTATGCTGCGCCATGGCCGCAAGGATTCATTAACGGTGACAGCGTTTTCCTCATCGAGCCGAACGAGATTTCCGGTATCGTTGCAGCTGGGACGCAGAACACCGAATCCGTCCTGTTCCTAGAGGCGCTGGATGAGGTCATGCAAAAGGAGACAATCTATGACAGTTAAAGGACTGAAAATGATGCTCAACGATATGCCGGACGACGCTATTCTGTTGACCCGGAGTGCTTTGGACGCATCGGAATTCGAACAAGCCACGGCGCGGGAGATGACCGTTGTGAGTGTTCGTGGACGCATCATGCTCCCGCGTTGGGCTTATGCGTGTGACCTTACGCCGGACGGACCAGCAAAGACAGCTGTATTGTTTGACTGAGAAAGAAGGTGAAAAAATGCGTCCCATCAACCAAACACCTCAAAGCGCCGATGGTGCCTACGAACGCGAGACCATCATCAATTTCTGCGATGCAGAGAAAACCTGCTCGTACTATACGCGAAATTATTCGCGGGTGAACGAGTTACGCAAACTCGCGGCAGAGCATCCCGATGAGGTAAAGCTGACCATCGATAAGGAAGATTGCGTAGAAGCGGAATTTCCGAAAAAGTGGGTGAAAATTCGCCCTCCCATGTTTATCTCGGAAGAACGCCGCGCAATCCTGGTCGAAAGTGGCAAGAAACTCGCAGCACTGTCGAAAGAAAAAGCGGCACGCAAAGCCGTGCAGGAAAAGGAATAAGGCCGATTGGCTTTATAATATAAATTTTTTTAGGAGGAATCATT